GTATAAACCTTCTTTAAAAGCCTGGATAGATGCACAGAAAAATCACCCTACTTTTGAGTTATTTATAAAAGCTAAAAGGTCGTACAAAGCTCACATGAGTTATTGGTTATAATAGAGTAAATACATCCCATAGCTCAATTGGTAGAGCGCTTGCTTTACACGCAAGATGTCGTAGGTTCGAGTCCTACTGGGATGATTTAGGGTTATTAGCTCAGTTGGTCAGAGCATCCGGCTTTTAACCGGAGAGTCCTGAGTTCGAATCTCAGATAACCCATAACAAGTTCAAACAAGGGCAAAGATGCGGATTAACGTCCCGACTGTCACCCTGGGTATTTTACGTTAGATATTATTAGAACTTGTTTGTAATGTATAATGTATAATGTATAATGTATATTATTGTTATTATTATTAAGTAGTTTCTATGTTCTACATGTCTTCTATATATTCCGCAGAGTTCGGTATCGGTAACATTACTGGTACCAGATATTTTCTTGGGGATATGTCTAAAGAAGGTAAAGATGCTTTAATTAGAATTAACCAAGCTCGAAATAAATGGGAAAAAGCTCATATAAAAACTCAAAGAGCATATGGAGCTATTGGAGATAATGTACCTTCGGTAACAACTGTACCCAAAAATAATAGATTTGGCTCCTCTCAGAGACGTATAAATTCTGTAGTAGGACTAGGTGAATTGCAAACTCATGATACTATGCACTCTCTACCAATAGCGCTAGGGATGCCAGGTCAAGGCATAGGCCCGACTAACAGAGGGGAGCAATTAGTAGACCTACTTGAGCCTATTGTAAATAGTCAAGCACCTGTTATTCGAAGTACAGGACTAAGAGGCTATCAAGGAACTATCCCCTTTAAACCCCAAGTAACTCCTTTATCTAGAACAATGAAAAGTCTTGAAAGGGTACCTATTACATCGGGTAAAGGAAAGGTCTTAAGTGAAAAAACAAATCAAGCAGGGGAATCGTATGTAACTAGCGTTCTTGATAAGTTAGAGGAAGAGCCAGGAATGCTTGAAGCTCTTAGTGCTCATAACTATCTAGGTGCCAGGAGATACAGCATAGACAAGGAAATTAATAGAGCTGGCAAAGTTCCTGGTATACGAGAAAAAAGAGCAAATACTCCACGTCGTAAAACTATAAATAATATTATGTCTAGCTAAACTGTGTCAACAAGGAGCCATAAGTTAGTGGTAAACTATCTGCTTGTCACGCAGACTTCGAGAGTTCAATTCTCTCTGGTTCCGTTTTAAATATTACATACTTAAATACATATCTGGTATTTCTATGACTATCTCTGCACGTAAATATCTTAAAGAACGTCCGTATATCGTTACAGGTACTGGACATAGACCAAAACACTATGTGAATTACGATATGTATTACACTAGTCTTTCAATAATAACAGATAGTATCTCTAAAGTAGTTGAAGACAATGAAATAGATATAGATTTAGTAATTAGTGGGATGGCTTTGGGTTTTGATACAGCCTTAGCAATGTATGCAATAGAAAATAATATTCCGTTACATGCTTATATTCCGTTTGTAGGACAAGAATATAAATGGAGTAAAGATATGCAAAGCACATATCAAAATTTAATTCAAGGTGCTGAAAAAGTACTTGTGAGTGTAGATAATCACCCTAAAGAATACCGTGAAGTCGCAGCATCTTTACATAAACGTAATTCTGATATGCTAAGAGATACTGATATATGTTTTACATTTCATAGACCCGATATTATAACAGGGGGTACAGTAGATGCAATCAAGAAAGCAAAATCTAAAAGTATATATACTGTACCTATATGGCCTGAGTATGAAAAACAAGCTAAACTTAAGAAATTCTCAATTAAAGAGTTAGAGAAATAATTACATTTTTATATTACTAGTAGTTAGCTACACTTAATCGAGTCTTGAAGTTGTACCTTCTTGTGGTAATATATTCTTATACGCGACTTTGGTGTTCAACGGTAGCATTAGAGTTTTCCAAACTCCAGGAACGAGTTCGAATCTCGTATGTCGCTTAGTCAGAGATTAATAATAATAAAAATAAATTTATGGAACGATATTTCGTACTCGACAATCCCACTGTACATAATTTCATAGAGTTACTAGAAAATATAGCAGCACAAGGTTTTGAAAATGATATTGTAGTGACTTATTGCCCTGAAACAGAATCAATGGTAACAGTTACAGGTGTTCTATATAATACAGCAAATAAGACAATTGAATTACAAACAGATGAAAACTAAATGATATACTGATAGTTAAATATATTAATTATCACCTATGCCTATTTCATTAAAAGTTCCGTATCACTCACAAAATAATAATCTATATAATCCTTCTGGTGCATGTAACGTAACTTCTATGGCTATGTGCATGAATTATCATGGTATAAAACCAACGAAAGAAACTCAGCTAGAAGATGAATTATATGCAAGAATTCAAGCAAATGGCTGGTCTAGACACGAAGCAACTGACCTAGAAAAATTAGTGAACTTATATCCTGGTGTACGAGATAGATTTACACCCAATGGTACTTTTAAGGATATCTATGCAGCTATTGACGCAGGTAATCCTTGTGTACTACATGGTTATTTCACTAGATTTGGTCACATTATCGTAGTAAAAGGATATACATCTAATAGTTTCATAGTAAATGACCCGTATGGTGAATGGTATTCATGGGGTTATGATAAGAACGTATCGGGTGAAGGTCTAGAATATTCTAAGAGCATGATTGCCTCTCTATGTAGTCCTGAATCAGTAGGTAATCCTCAAGATATTTATCTTCACGTAATTAGTAAGAAGTAAAATGAAAACATACACAACGTTTAGTGCTCGTCCAAAGTCAAAACTTAAATTTAATCCAGCAGAAGGCGTGGATGTAAAATTACCTCAACCTAATCCAGTAACTCAATATTTACCTACCGAAGTCCAAGAATGGATGCCAGGTGGTAGAGAATCTGCTCCTCTTCTTACAACAACTGGTAATAAAGGATTATGGACTGGCGCACAAGTCAAAAATTCTCCATCTACTAGTTCTATAATGGGAGGAGTTACACCTGTACCTCAATCTCCCAGAATAGAACCACAAGACTCTGAGATAGGTTCTGTACCAGTAACAGAGAAAGGTATGGATACCCCTGAAAAGAGTACCTTAAAGACACCTATGGGTGAATGCGGGGATATGCGTAAGGGTCTAGACTCTAGAGCAATTATGAAAGGTAGTAAAGATAGAAAAGAGGCAGTGGGTCTACTAAATAGAGACCCTAGTAAGAATTACTATAGAAAAATGCTTAATGCACTTTAACTTCCCCCACTACCTCCGCTAGTATCAATTTGAACTGAAGACGAATATGGACTTATGATTTTACTATCATGAGTATATAGTCGTGCATTATATACTTGTGTGTTCAACAAACCAGAAACAATAGCATAATTTGAGTAATAAGTAATAAATATATTAGAACTTAATACAGAAAAACTAGCACCATTAGATATTTCTAACACAGGTTTATAACTACCTGTACCACTCCATGTTACTTTAGCTTCGCTAGAATTTAACACAGTAACGTTTTGTATAGACGGACTAGCTAACGCAGTATTAACCGAGTACGTATTATCTAAAGTTGTAAATGTCAAACTTTGTGTAGCACTTCGATTCGAGCTATTAATTCTCCATAGTTTTATAAAATAAGTAGTCAGTGGAGTTAGTTTAGATAGCTCTAATACATTACTAGTAGTTTCTCCGTAGATGATTTTTCTAGGAGATGTATCATCCTGGCTTATTGAATAACCAATTATATCTGAGTTAGTATTCTGTAAGGTTAGTTTGACTCTATCAAATTCGATACTAGATATCACAGCAGAAGGTGAATTTATTGTACCTATTACAGGGAAGCTCATGGAATTAATCAATGCTGTTCGATATATTAATGGCGCATTAATTAATACAAATTTACCTTGTTCATTTTTGTAATATAAACTAACTTTATAAGTGGTATTAGTAACTAAACCAGTGAATAAATGATTTGTAGTACTGTTTATATCTTTAGGTAGCAAATATCCCGTTAAAGGTGTAGAAACGTTACCTATTATACTTTCTATAGATATACGATAGTTTGAGGATAAACCTTCTAACCATCTAACTTCAATTGAAGTAGTTTTAATTATTGGCTCTAATAGTATAGGATGATAATTTAACGTATGTATGATATTAGATACATCACCTTTACTAGTTCCTTGGAAATAACCTTGTAAGTATAAGTGAGTACCTTTTTCTAATTCATCTCTAATACTGATACTAGAATATGCGCTATCTAATACCCTATCGGTATAGTTTGGTACTGTATATACAAATTCAGATGATGTAGAGGCATTTAATCTATTAGTAGAACCTTTCCAATTAATCACAGAGCTTATAGGGTCAAACTGTAAATAAGGAGCGCTATTTAGTGTAGTAAAACTAATTGGATTACTAGTCCTGTAATCTCCATCAATTGCTTTACCTGTAATTAATACTTTATAAGAGGTATTAGGTTCTATATATAAATCAATTAAAAATGAATTAACATTCCCGATATCTCGATTAATATATAAAGAGGATAAGGGTGTTAAACTCCCACCAAGTTCTTTATATACAGATAGAGAGTAACTTGCATATATAGTATTTACCGACCATGTTATTAATGCATCATAAGAACTAACAGTTACTGTTGGATTTATTACAGGTAACGTAGCTGCAGTTAATACGGATAAAATAGTAGAGTAATCACTAATGTATGTATTGTTTACCCCTCTAATACGTACATAATAAGTTGTATTAGGTGTTAACCCATCTAGGGTAAGAGTATCAATATCTCTTGTATGAAATGTCTGTAGTATGGACGTAAACGTATTAGTGTCGGATATATCAACTACATAACGAGTAGCATAACTTCGTTTAGTCCAATTCTGTATAAAACCTGTACTAAATCTACTAGCTACTGAGAGCAAAGAAGGAGGTATTAAGTTGTTATCAACAGTTAATGTAGTAACAACAGAAGTTATATAGGAACCAACTGTATAGTTATTTTCTGCTCTTACACGACAATAATATATTACACCTGGAGTTAATCCAGTAGCAATAAAACCATTAGAAGATTGTAAGGTATTAGTAAGACTTGAAGAGAAATTAGATGAAGTCGATATTTGTATACGATAATTATCGGAAAATTTAACTGTATTCCATTTAAGAAGAAAAGAGTCTCCGGTTATATTTGACGAAGAGAACCCAGTTACACCTCCTAAATTAACAGCAATACCTGTGTATGTATTAGCTCCATCTAGTGTGCTAAAAGATAAAGGTTGAGATGAGTTAGATGTAATTGTACCGTCATATGAACGAACTCTATAATAGTAAGTAGTTTCCTGAGTTAAGGCGGATACAGTATATGAAGTAGCAGAGACCGTAGCATTGTTTATTACAAGAGTAGTAAAAGTAGGGGATTCAGATACATCTATACGATAGTTAATAGCTGAAGGAGCCGCATACCATTCTATAGTTGCATTAATTGAGCTAAGAGATGTAGCCCCTATAAGTTCTGGGGGAGATAGTTTAGTTTTTGTAGTAAAAGTGAAGACAGTCTCACTAGATATACCAACAAAATTAGATGAAGTAAGTTTAATATAATATTGAGTATTATTAATTAAATTAGCAATAGGTATAGCTAAATATTCAATACCGTCTACTAAGTAATAACTAAGTGAAGACACCAAATATACATAAGAATCTAATATACTCGAACTAAAGTCGCTTACTGTTGATAAAGTTAATTTATATTCATGTACGTTTTCTGCTAAGTCTGCTTTGCTTATTAATAGGGATGCATAATTTACATCAGTATTAATTTTATATAATAAAGGAGCTGAAGGAGGTAATACGGGAGGAGTAGTTAGATTATTAGGAAGAGTAGTAATTGATATAGTCCGGCTATACTCAGATTCAGAGTCACCGATAGCTTTAACTCTAGCGTAATAAGTAGTAGCTGGATTTAACATAAGTTATTTTAATGAGAGTATTTCTATTATACATTGAAGAGTTTAAAACCACCTAATTCTATATAAGTCGAACCACCTAAAACTCCGGTATTTCTACAGTGTAGTTTTAAATAACGTGAACTAATATTATTAAAATTAAAAATAGTAGGATTACTGACTATTGCTCCATCTAAGGGTAGATACCCGAGATACCCAGTAGTACCAGCACCTATAGCAAATTCTCCTCCAATAGATACCCACCCAGTATCAGTATTAATAGGAATAGTATTAGAACTAGAAGGATGAGAGAATAATTCAATATGGGTGATTTTAGAGTCATCAAACATCTGAAATATACAAGCTCGATTAAAACTAGTAAGAGTTAATAAATCGATAACTAATACACCTGTACCTGTATATCCAAAATTATTCCATGTGGCACCATCTGCTTTTATATGTTTCCAAATTACGTCTTGAGCATCTTTATATATCTTATTACAGAAACTACCAGTAGGTTGATAAGATGCGCCACAAGCAGCTATTAGATTTGATAAATATGGAGTAACGCCACCAAATCCAGTGATTTGTTTAACTGATATAGCCGAGGAATCAGTTAAATTCGGTGCTATGAGTGGATTAATTGTAATAGGTTGACTTGTGATTGGGTATCCTCTAGGGAATATTTGTCCTTGAGTAGGTCTTGTAATTTGACCAGTAGTACGTAATTTAACCGTAGCAAAATTATCTACAGATTTTAAAGGTCGTTCTAATTGTGTATCCCAATAAGGAACATCTACAAATAAATCAGCTTGTTTAATCTTGCTAGGTTTTATACTTACTTTGTTAAAAGTAGTAAGAGAGGGTCTACCAAGTTGAACAGAGATTAATCTACTAGCACTGCCGTTTTGATTAACTAGAATTAGTCTGTAATGTCTATATGTAGTATTAGCAGGGATAGTCACTACTAAATTAGTAAATACACCTGAAGCAAAAGTTAAACCTGTAAAAGCAGTTATATTTGTAAAAGTAGTTCCATTTGAAGAACCTGCTATTGTAATTGCTGTAGGAGTAGCTATGGTTGTATCACATAACACTCTTACTAGAGATACGACCATAGAGGTACCTAAATCTATCTGAATAAACTCTCCTGTTGTAGATGTACTAGGAGACCAATAATCAGATGTATTAGAGTTAAATGCTAACCAAGCATCAGTAGTATTAGAACTAGCAGAAGGTACTAGGAATCCATTAGAGATATTACTTGTTAAATCTAAGGGGGAATATATGGTAGTCATTATGTTGTCCTAAGTGCTACTACATAGTAATTATAATAAGAACCATCACCTATCTTTCTATAAGACATACTTGGGCCTTGACTATAATTTCCTACTTCAGGTGTAGTGATTACTGTATACTCTTCAGTACCAGGAGATACGATTATCTTATCTTTAAAGTCTAATCCTATACTATTAGTTATTACAATATCATCTGAATACTGACCTAACAACCATCTACTAGATTCAAGCCCAGCACCACCAAATCTATTAATTATATAAGGGGCAGTAATTACTTCCCTTTTGTTATTATTCGCAGGATTAATAGGATTTACAGGAGTGCTACCAGGATTAGCTGTCCTACCTAATCCTGGCTCTGTAAATGTATTGTTATTATAGTCATTTACCCATAAAACACAGCCAGGGAAGTTAAGAAAACTATGGTCAGTGATTATTGTATTGTAAGGACTTAGAGCACCATAAAAGCCACGGTAAGTAAAGAAACTAGAGTTTTCTGACGCTAATACATAAGGATAAATATTCTCATCCCATGTAGCAGGTTTGTCTGTAGGTCTACATACACCTATAAAATGTGGTAATTTTTCTGCCTGCTGTATATACACCCCTCGTATTTCTGGGTGATTAATAGCGGTAAATTTAATAGGATTAGTATTATTTAATATACATCTTACTCTATCACCACTTCCTCCCACTGATGCTAAGGGTGAGCCTAGAGTACCAATCGCTCCGCTTACACCCCAAAAAGAAGAAGCAGAAGAATCGGGTGAGCTATTAACTCCCCATCCACTAATTGTAGATAATGCATTATTAGGTAACTTAGTTGTACTATTCCATCCTCCTTGTACTATAAAAAAGCCAGGAACGAACTGTAAATCTAAATATGGAATAGCAGCTCCGTACCCTCCATAAGTAGTACTTCGGATGGTTCTAGTAAAAAAACAAATCTGTATAGTACCTTTAGAGCTACCATTAAAAACTATTTCTTTAACAAAACCTCGTATAGAACCAACTGTACCCGCACCAAAATACGTAGTTCCAAAACTATTTACATATTCACTATCTGCTCTATCGAACACATCTATATCAGCAGCAGGAAAGCCAGCCGCTTCTACTGACGCTTTGAAAGCAGCATGAAAATCTACCTTTCGGTTAAAAGGTGCTGGTAAGTAGGAATCAATAAGTGAAGCAGCAGGCATAATGTTACCATTTTAATGTATTAAGGACAATGTTAAAAGTTCTAGGGGAACTATCTAAATTATTGATAGTCATAAATAAAGGACTATTTATATCTTTTTTATATAATATTACAGGAGGTGATAAGTCTAACACAAGATTAGTAGGAGTCAATACACCTTCAAATAAACAACCATGTTCTCCTTGCAATTCGGTAGCTACTGTACGTACTAAATCGTTAGAAGCACTAATAGCGTCGATATAAATACGAATTCTACAGAAGAAATTAGAAGTAATCTTTCGTACAAATAATCCTACTTCAGTTGGAAATGATATCGTTTGAGATGCGTTAGCTGCAAGGGAATTACTTACTACCGTATAGTTTTGTTCAGCTATTGTCGAAGTACCACTACCTCCGCCAGTGATATCTATTGTAGCTCTATCATTAGCAATAGTCACAGAACTAACACCACTGCCTGTAAATCTTATCTGACTTACAAATCCTTGAGAAGCATTATTACTATCAAATATTTCTATTTTATCTTGAGCAGGAGAAGTTATAGTTAGTGTTGCTTCGTTACCATTTAGAGTTAAATTAGCTAAAGCACCAACCACATCTAAACTTGTAGCGTTACCTAGAACACTACCTTCATTTTTAACCTGTAAAGGTACAGTCTGTGCCGATATAGTTAATGTATTACTAGTATCATTATAGTTAACTGTTATACCTGTTCCTTGTTGAATAAGAGCACTAACTCTATCATCAATAAACTCAGTTAAATCAGTTATATTAGAAGGATTATGTATATGACTTATATCGGCTTTAGCATTTAATGCTGCTGTAAGTCCATTTATCGTGGCAATACTAAGAGAGCTAACCTGAGAATCAGATATACTATCAGTCTTTATATTAATAGTTAGACTATTAGTTGTATCATCATACACTACATCAAGAGTAGCACTATCATTTAACAAGACACCTATTCTATCATCAATACTTTCATTAAAGTCTAATATATCCGCAGCTAAGATTAGACTTGAACTCTTAAACCATCTACCTGTTCCTGTAGTAGGTTGAATTATATTATTATCATCAGCTATATCGGTTGCGGTACTTATAAACATGTACCAGGCTCTCTTAGTCACTACAGAGCGTAAGTAACCTGTGACTCTTATAGAAGCATCTATAGCTTTAAGAGCAGTTATGTCTGGTACTGAATACCCAATAGAAGCTGGCATATTACTTTGAACTCATGTAACTAAATTTAGACCAATCCGCAAATCTTCTAGCTTTAGCGTATAACTTAGTTAATTCTTTATCTTCTTTTACAGGAGTAGTTTTAACATCAGTAGCCCCTAATGCTGTTTCTTTTGAGCGTATTTTATTTCTTAGATTTTCTGGTATTTTATCCCATTCTTTTGATGAGATATATTGATGAGACTTAAGTTTCTTATCCATGAAATGTAGTTACCTTTCCCATATAACTCCATGAAGCCTTTGTACTGTAATAAGCGGGCTGAAGTGGATTATCTGAAGCTATTTTACCATCTTTTGTCTTAATAGCACCATGTCTCTTTTGAAAATTATCTCTTCGTTTCTTATCTTTATGTACATAGTAATCATCATACCCTACAGCTCCCCAGTGAACTTTCTTAGAAGTATTATCTGATATGTTTTTTACAGTGGCTACATATTTTTTACTAGAGCGAGGGGATTTATCGATAGATTGTATTTTATATTGTTTATCTTCATAAGTAATGTTACGACCACCTCTTACTCTTAGTTTAGAAGGGTCTGCTGGTTCGTTTTTAGAAGCAAAATTTATATAGGTCATAGAATATTATCCCATAGAGGAGTTGTCAGAGAATCCCAGGTAATGTCCTGTAGTAAATCCCAGTATGGATTAGGGTTAAGCACAGGGGTACTATAGATTAATAAATTGATAATAGCTTCTACATGAACTGTATCTACTATTTCATCAAAACATAAAAAATGATATAGATTATTTAGAGTACCTTGACCTATTATACTATTATCACTATCAAATCTCCAAGAGTTAATTAAATTTTTATGATTAGACTGAACACCTTGCACTTCTAATTTAGTGTCTCCATACTTGACTCTTCGCTTTACAACCATAGCAGCTACTTCATTAGTATTTGCAGTGTCACTAGTAACTATATCGGTATTTTGATAAGGTCGATATTTTTGTTGTATTTTACCTGCAACTAAATCATATTCAGTACTTGCTATGCCTTGTTGAAGTTTTACTAATACTTGAGGCATTGTTAAATCATCTTTAGATAATGCAATTATTGTATAATCATTAACATCAACAAATAATGCACTTCGAGAATACAAAAAAGAATTAGATGTGAAACTAATACCATTAGAGCTAACTACTGGATGATTACTTAGGTTATTTTGAATAAAATCAGTAGAAGAACCACCTAGCTCATTCATCCATGTAAACAAATTACCTGCAATTGTTGTGTTACCTGAGTCAGCATTTAACCAAACTAAGGCAGATAAGTCATTGACTGTTATATAATCTTGAACTGCACTCATTACGCACCTTGTCGTTGCATATAAGCGGTATAACCAATAGCAATTGCATCAGCTATATGAGATACAGCTATATCTGCTTCTAGTTTATATTTAGCATTAACTGCTTGAATTACTAATTCTTTTGGTGCATTTCCTTTACCAGTCATTACTTTTTTTACTGAAGTAGGGGGAATCATTATTAAATTCTCTTCTTTAACACACATATAAGCGGCATATTTCATTAAACCAATAACTTCTAATGTACGTATATTATTAGCTAACGTTTTTGGGGTAAAGAATGGTTTTTCAATAGCAAGTATTGCTGTATCAAAGTCTAACTTAAGTTTATAAAGAAACTCATGTAATTTATTTACAAATTCATCGTATCCTTTAAGGTCAGGTTTACTTATAGACCATAACTGTGTATCAAGTACAGTAGAAGCATCATCACTAAGTACAGCTAATCCTATATTATTTACACCAGGGTCAATTCCAATTATCATATATCTATCTCTGCTAAAATTAATAAGTATTAGTATCTATAATAACCTATATCTATAATGAAGCCAACATATCAAATACAACCATTATCCGCTAACGGTAATTACTTACCAATAAATATAACTTCAATTAGTTCTGCATCACCGAATGTAGTACATACATCATCATCCACAGATTTTGATGAATTATGGATAGAAGCCTTTAATTATTCAGCGGAAGATGTATTACTTACACTATGTTTAGGTGGTACTAATGCGTATCAATTACTTAGTCAAGTGATACCACCAGGCAGAGGTTTAATTCCTTTACTAAGAGGTAATAAAGTTTCTAGTGGGTTAGTCGTTAGTGCTTTTGCTAGTAGTGCTAATAAAATATCATTGACTGGGTACGTACACCGTATCATATTTATTTAATAAATAAAGACAATTAGCTATGACTCAACCTGATAAGACAATTATAATAAGAGACAACGCTCTATTAACAGAAGAAGATACAGATTCATTATATGTAATATTTTATGGTATAGATGATGAAGTTGTAACAGACCCTTTAGAAGGCGACGATAGAACAGACTACTCACCTCCAGCTACATTTCATGATGTACCTCCCTTAGAAAACTAATATGCCAATTAAAACACAGAAGAGAGATTCTATCTATACAACAACACCTATAGATAATCTATATAAGCCAGATACATCGTTTTACTATAAGTTAGATGATTTAACATCTACTGATTTAAATGGAACTACTACCCTTGTGACGGATGTAATGTTTGCATCTAATTCAGTAAATTTTACCCCTGGTTATATAAATAAATCAACTCAACTTGTGCCAGTTAATTGGTCTATACAAGGATGGTTTAAATTTGATACATTACTGCCTGTATTTTCTATCGATAGTGATTTAAAATTAGCGATTGTATTGGATAGACAATTAAATAAAGTTAGTTTACTTTATTCTGTGCTATTCGGGGACACTATTGTTGTCGATAAACCGTTAAGCATAAATAACTCATGGAACTTTATACAAGTATTTCGTACTGGAACTACATTAAAGTTATTTGTAAATTTGCAGTTAATAGCTTCTTGGAATGAATTTTACTTCCCTTCTATTGAAGGTGATTTATTAATCGGTAAGAATGCTATTAACTCTAATAGTTATAGTTTTAAAGCCCAATCTATATTATTTAGTAAAAATGGCGATTTTAAAGATGTTCACTCAAAGTCCTTAGACTCCTATAAAAAGTACTATAAAGCAGTAAAAGCAGAAATATCCCCGGTACTATATTTATTCGGGTCTCAGTCAAATGGAGAGGTGTATCCCGCACAAGACCAATTTACTTATTATTCTCCTCTTGATAATGTATATAAGATAGCACCATCTTTAACAGGTACTCAGATGAGTATCAATCCTCGTGGTTTAGCTTTATGGAAAGAGAAAACTAGCAGACAGCACCCCTTAGAGTACGTATTAAACACTTCTTTCTATTTACCCTCTAAAAATACTTCTATTATTGTATTTACTTCTCAAGAAAGTATTACATCGAGAAGTTACTATTTAAAATATAATCACATAACCAACACGTTACAGTTCTGTTACTGGTTACAGGGAAGCGGTCTCGCTCAAGCTCTTACTATAAGCGTAGACCTTACAACTTACGTTAATATCGAAATAATTGTTAGAAATAATAACTTCTCTGTATATGCAAATAGTGTTCTTCAATCTACAATAACAGGTAAATTAGTTAAACCTGTTTCGTTAGCTTATGCTTTTAATTATAATTTTAATGGAGTAACTAATATATCAAATTATGTACATTTGTATTATTTTTGTATACGTTTAGTAGATAGTGAAAGTACTTTCGGAGGAAGTGATATTGCTTTACTACCCCATGCTATAAAAAAGAATGATTATGTACCTTTAGAACACCCGTTTAATTTACATCAAATTGATGCAAAACCAATAGTACCCTCCTTTAGCTTACCGTTCACAGTTACCGCACCAAGCTCCATAAATACCCCTAGTAATAACTCTTTGACTATTACTCAACCTGAGTATTCCTCAGATGTAACATATAAAGCCTATATAAAAACACCATTCTATACAGATAACATAGAAACAAGTATTACAATACCTCCGTTACCTGTGTTACTAAAAGGCACTACAAGTATTAGTTTTAATGTAAATATAGGTTTGATAACTAAAAATAAGAAAGTAACCTATATCGATTTAATCATAACTAATGGTACCTATTCTGTAACTACCAGGATAAACATTACTAACACTGCTCCTTATTTAAAAAATGTCATCCAATTACCTGGATTTATAGAAGCAGTATTAGCTCAAGATTCTCTACAAGGGTGGGTTGGTGTAAATGGTACTACTTCTACTTCTTTAATTACTAGTATAAGTAATGGAAAGTTATATAAAATAACCAATCATGCTACAAGAATTACATTAAGTCAAGCCATTAGTAATGTACGGACTATTTTCTATATTTATCAGGAACTTAATACAGTAAATAATAGATTATATGTAGGCAAGTCAGATGGTTATACTTTTAATGGAGGAGCTACTGGTGAGTATATAGGTGACTTACAAGTTAATAATTCTTCTTATGTAAAAGTACATGCTTTAACAGGTGTATATAGAAAACCTACAGTAGCAAAGAATGGTAATTTTTGTGTATTTATTGACGAACCAAATCAAAAAGTAAAGGTACTTCAGAAAAATGGTAATAACTGGATAACAACTCCTATAGAATTAAATTTAAATTTACAAGCTCCTGGGTTAATTAATAACGCTTCTATCGATATTAGTGAAAATGGTCAGCATATTATACTAGGTTTTCCTGAAGCTAATAACGGAGAAGGTGTTGTACAAATATGGAGTAAAGTAGGTGTCGCTACTACATGGACTAAGACATTACATCTAGGTACATCTTCTACTGCATCTAATGCTAATTCCTTTGGGCATTCTGTAACTATTAATAATGATGGGACTGGCTTCTTTGCTAGTGAACTAGGAACTAATAATATTTATTATTATAAATTTAATATTTTATGGTCAGCAACTCCTACACAGATAATAACAGGTAGTTCAAGTTGTGTGAGACTATCTATGTCGTCTACAAGAGCTAGTATCGTATTTTTTACAGGAGAAGGTAGAGTTTTAACGTATGGTACTACATGGACTCAGGAAGCTACCTACCCTGATACTGTATTAGCTGTGGTTGATAAAGCAACTAATAAGTATATGATATTTGATATAGATGGTGTGTTAAAAATATTCAATACTAATATAACTACTCCTATTTTTACTTTAACTAATACCTCTATATATGATTTAGATATATATAATAGCGATTTTCTCTTAGCTTTGCCCTTAACTCAACAAGTAAAAATATATAGAAACGGAAGTTACACCTCTCCTATAACGTTAAACTCAGCAATTGCAGATTATGGTATTTATTCTCAGTTAACTTCATCTACTGTAGTTATTAGTGATTACGATACGGTATTAGATATATTTAGTAGTGATGCATCTAGTTACGGAGAACCTATATTAGATGTTTATCGAAATGGTGTACAAGTAAATGATACAGATAAGTTTAACAATGAGTCAATAGGTATTTATTGTTTTAGAACTGCATTACCTATGACTATAGATACTATCGGGTCAGGTCTTGGTTCTAGTTATGGAGCAAATTCAATAAATGGAATCTTTCTAGGGGCTATATTTTATGATAGACTACTAACAATCCAAGAAATCCAAGATATAACTTATAATTTAAGTAGATTATTAAATATACAAACCGTTAGATTATCAGATTATGTCTAAGAAATATCATTACATGAGCACACGAGCCGATTTTGGTTTACTAGGTGCTGTCGGGTCATCTCTAGCAGGAGGAGCTTTATATGGAGGAGGTTACTCTTTATCTAAACTTGCTACTAATCCTGAAGATATGACCCCAGAGGATGTTAAAAAAGAAATGCTAGCCAACGCAGTGGGGGGTGCTGTAAGTGGACTTGGTTTATATGCAGCATCTAAAATACCTACTTTAAGAAACAAACTACCTCCATTAAAATAATATGAATACACACACAGAGACAGAGATTTGTCCGACATGCGAAATTAAATATGTACCTTCTAAGAATATATTTATTTATTCTACTGGTAAGCAAGGTACCGCAGACCAAGTATTTAGTAGGGTATGTGGTTATGCAAAAGATAGAAATAAAGAATGTATTAACACTAAAGGTACTTATGTAGAATCAAGTGGTTGGTTAGACATGGAACCTCCTAAAACGAGGAACTAACATGCCTGACATCATTACTACTACATTTAATAAGTACTATAAACCAACTAATGATTACTGGACTCCTGTTACATACACAGGTATAAAAATCAGTACATTATCCGTACTTAAAATAACTAAAACATTAAAAGATGAGTTAGTAAACACAGTAGTAGATAATTTACATAAAGAACATCCTCATATAGAAAGAGTTCTATTTAAATATATTGTACTTACCACTTTCTTTGAAGATGGTATTTTAGTCACACCTTTAGAGGCGATTTATTATTGTAAATCAGCGATAGATTTATTTTCTATTAATAGTGCCTTATCTACTTACGCTTATCCACAAGCAATTAAAGAACGTATACGTCAATTTATAAGAGCAGATTCTAATTCAGCAGCTCCCCTAACTTTATTTAATTATCTAGGTAAAGGAGTTATTTATAAGTATTTTAGAGATATAAAAAGACTTAATGTACCTGAATCTTATAATAACTCCGTGGTTATGGCCATGATTTATGATTTAGGTTTACCTTTATTTATAGAGTATCTATCTAATCAATGTAATAGGCAAGTCATACTGGATAACTTAAAATATGATTTTTATTTATATTTAAAAGGTTGTATACCATTAGCCACCGAACTGGACTCAGAACAGTACTTATTAAAAAAATATACAATATCGGAAATAGATGCTTTATTAAATCTATTGCATTTAGAAGTCACTACTAATTATTATGAGCCATTAATATTCACTCGTTACGATAAACAAAGTTCTAGTTTATGTCCTAATAGCCTTAAATTTATAGAAAATGCTGATATATACAGTAAATTTGTACGTATTGAGAGTATACGAAGACGGTCTTTAATTCAAGATAGTCGTTATATTATTACAGAAGCATTTAAAGATGCATGTAGACGTTATAAAGAAGAATTAACCTAACCTAATTCCTTTATCCTTAAACCTACGATTGTACTTTGTCTTCTTAGTCCAATCCGTAGGTTTTTTACTATCTCCATATGTAGCATTCATATAGCTAAAGTTTCTAACTTCTTTACTTGCTTTACTCGCAGCTTTAGCATTAGGTACGAATTGCTTACCTTCTCTGAAACCTTTACGTTTCATTCGATTAGTAGCACCTTTCTCTTGAGGAGATAGAGATTCCCAAGCCTTAGCAGGTAAATATCTATCTACACTAGTTACCTTACCATCTTCATCTTTATGGATACCGGGTTTACCTGTAGATGTTTTCCAATCTTCCTTTAACCATTTTTTAAGGTTATTATTTTTTACGGTAGGTTTTGCTCCCTCGTACTCTCCTCCTCGTTGTTTATATAGATTCACAGCATAGGAAGCCTTTCTTGCGTTCCACTGTCCTTCTATACCATACTTTTCTCCTGCTTTAGCTTCTTTGACAACCGAATCCCATAATTCAGGGTCTTTTTTAGTAGCATGGGAAAACGAACTCATGTAAGAAAACATTATATTAAGCTCCTTGTGGGTAATCTTCTGGTGGTGCTCCTTCTTGTCCAGGAGGTACTGGAGGCGGAGGATTTTGTAATTGTTGAATTTGCATCTGAGTTTGAATCATTTGCATTTGAGTTTGTAATTCTTTTAACTGAGATTGTAAATCTTCATCTGCTTTAGCTTTGTTCTTACTCTCATCAATTTCTGCTTTCTCTAGTTCATCTAACGCAGGTAAACCTAGATTTTTCTTAATTAATGTAAGAATCTCTGGGTCATCTTGATTAAGTAAACCAGAAGCCATTAGAGAACTAATAGTACTTAAACGATTATTGACAACTGATGGGTCTTCTTCTGCTTCAAACTGGAACTCACCGAAGTTATTCTTAAACCAATCTAATGGAAAGTTATAGTGTAGTAATAATTTGATAGGTTTAGCAATTAACTCTTCCTTGAGTAACTCAGTCAAAGCATAAATTGTACTATCAAATACAGCTTTGAAATTCTGTGATAGTCCTGCATTTTGAATACCACCAGAACCTGAGTCAAAGATACCAGTAGGAACACCAAATGAACGTTGAATAGACTTATCAATATAGTTAAGAACATATTCCCAGAAATTCTCATTATTCTGAATTTGTATTCTACTAATATCGACATCAGTATCAGTTACAATATAATCTTTCTTATATAAATCATTTAACTGATAGTTGAGCGCTATTTGTTTAGTAGTTTCAATAGGTTTACCATTTGCTCCTTTAATCGGAGATAGTTTATTGTCTACTAAGATAGTACGTCCAGTATTAGGTACCTTTACATGAATGATACCTGTAGAGTTATTTTTAGTAGCAAGAGCAAGTTGAGTCAATACGACTCTTTTTAATTTATAGTAATTAAGAGCAGCAATACCATCACCTACTCCCCACATCTCATCCTCATCAAAATTTGCTCCACTATTATTAGTAATGTGAATACATTTTTCATAAGGTATTTTAATTAACTTACCATGTCCATTATCATATTCAATTTGACATGCTTTACCATTACGTCCAATAATTCTTACAATCTTTGCAGGGTCTAATACATTTAATCTAGCAAGTCTCCATTGACCTTGAAAACCTCTTGCTTTAGAAGTAAATGTAAATTCTGCTATAGAAAAACCATATAGAATAACTGATGTAATTATCTTAAATAAAGTTCGTTTAAATGACCGTTCTAAACCATTTAAATTAGAGTTAACAAAACTCTCAATTTCTTTTTTACTATGAGTATAGTTACCGAATGACTGTACAGCTCTAAGTGCTTTAAGTGATACGCATTGAGACACCACAGGGTCTCTACGAAGCATTTCACTTAGTTCCTTAATAGGAGGTCTTTTGTCTGCAGAAGGGTATGCTAGGTCTGTTAGTGTTGTAGTAGAGAGAGAACCAATCTCTGTACTATATTGACCTTGTTGATAAGGATTTACAGGAATAGGAATATCCGAAAATAGTAAGCCACCACTATCACTCAGGATGGATACATCTTTACTATCTCTTCCCATCTGATTAACCAGTTTATTTAATTCTGGGTTCTCTAAAATTAACATGAATATGAATATACTGTAGAATATTTTTAATATACCTTATTCTACCTTATAAACCTAGCAGCATGTCTACAGTTGTAAACACTACATCTTACTTTACATTTGGTTCACCTCGATATAATTCAATAAACACATTATCTACTAATTTAATACCAGAAGATAATGAACACTTCACATCATTAAATGGTACTTATGATAAATTCTTTCCCTTGTATCGATTAATTGAAACAGATGAACCTGTACATGAATTAGTACAACAAGATAGTAGCTCTTCTCCTATAAAAGGAGGGCTAAAGATACATAATACTAGCTATAAAACATTTAAGGTAGATTATGGCGCTATAAAAGGTTCTAAAGAAAGGCCATATAATTCTAACTTAGAAAAACAATCTGTATCCTATTCAAATTGGTCAAGTATTCGATTAAATTCAGCATGGTGTGTGATACAACAACAAGAAAAAACAACTAATGCTGGAGTAGAATATATCCCTACTTTACTAGTAAGAGCGCTAGGAACAAATGCAACCATTGTTCAAATACACGCATTGGATTTAGATGCAGATATTAAAAATACAATTACACAATGGAAATCTACTGACTTCCCTATTGGATTAATTGTTAAATATAAAGATAATGCATGGAGATGTATAAAACCTACTAGAAAAATACCACCAGAAAAAGCACCTAAAGATAGTCAACTTATAAATGGTGATTGGTCTTATATGAATTATAACGATAACGTATTTAATGCAGATATATTCTTTCTATCAGAATCTGGTGATAGCAATTATCTTAAAGAAGTAAAAGATTCTAAACGAAAGTTCCATCCAGTCAAAGATAATAAAGATGATGATTTAGTATGTTGGAATTTAGCTTATTATGATACAGGTGCTATCTAGTTTCTTGGGATACAATATTACCTTTTGAATCATAACTGATAAAGGTACCTACATTCTCATTTGAATAACTTAAATCGTGAACTATAGCTTCCCAAAATCCCCCAGGAAACTTCTCTGGTACAGTTCGTATTTCAGCTAACTGTGTAGGGCTGGGTGCTAATACAACTATAGAGTCATTAGCGGCGACTGCTTTACGAAATCGTCCTATATTTAGAGAGACTGTCGTCGAACCGCCCAGCCCACCCTGCATTTGCCCAAATATACTACGTAATGTATTCTGTTGGTCTAATCCTGGTATATCTGTTTTTGATATTGTATCATCGATATCAGGAAGAACAGGGTTTTTATGATAGTAATATACCGCTTCGTGCCCTAATAAGGGAGGATTATCATATTCCATATTCCAAGTAGCTTTACCTTCTTTTAACCCAAAGAAACCTGTCTGGGGATTAAGTAATGAAGGCCAAGTAGTCTCAGTAGCATTTGGATACTCTGATATTTGCAACTTACCTCTATCGTATAAAGTCTCTCCAGTAGGAAATAAAGAAGGCTCACCTCTAGCTTCGGCTGTTTTACTGCGCTTGTATATCATTCCGTCATTAGTCGGATAAAAACTAACTATTTTTCCAGGGCACCACCACAATTTATAAAATTCACCATAATCAAATCCTCTTTCTCCTCTTTCTATTTTCGTTTCAAACCCATGATTAATGTTACCCCTACCCTCTCCGATATTTAATCGAATATAGGTAGCCATGTTATTTGAACTACATAAAACAGGATTAAAACAATTAAATTGATTAACAGGTCTGTTATTTAATAGATTCAAGGTATAAGTGAAAGTACTAGGTCTAATTATATTAGTTGTCTGCTCGTAACTCTGAATAGCGAGTCGTCTAACATCTGTCCCAAAGTCAGGAAACTGATTCGGGCCATCAATTTCTGGTGCGTTAGTATTACTGACATATATCGCTTGACCTTTAGAAAATTCTGGATAAATTACCTCACTAATACCAGGATTAGTAGGTCTTTGAGTGATATCTAAAGAGTAACTATGTTGTCGAGTTACTTTCATCACTCCTTCAGATTTAAGAAAAGCTAAATCAGTTAAGTGACTGGCCTCTCGTATACGTTTATTTACTTTTAATTCACCTCTACACCAAGTAAATGTATAACTAGGTGTAAATGAGTAGGCAACAATACATTTTGTTAACCAAGGTATTTTACGACGAGGACTGAGAGGTATATATCTAGATACATTTCCTTGTACCTTTTCTATAACAGGTATTCTATCTTTAGGGTCTACTGCCATAGAAGTCCAACATCCACCACCTATGTAATGAATAGAATCCATACTAAAATTATAACTAAAACAACTAGGTAATTCAGTACTTTGTGACTCTAATATATGATAAGCAGAAGTACCATATAGATTTTTATCTATAGTAACTAAACGCCAAGTAGTTGTATACGTTTTATCTTTATTATCTATCTTCTCAACTAAGTGCCCTATATGAACACTATAATCTTCTTTACCCGTTCCATTTGCTGTAATAAATGCTTTCACATAACTACTAGCAGATGTAAATATGTATACAGGTGAGCCTTTACCATATAAATCCTCATCTACATAAACACCATATGTTTGTTTTAAATCATCTTCTGATGCAGGTATACGAGCAGGGAAAGGTGGTGGTTGATTATTACCTACCGCAGTTTGTTCTAGTAATAATTGCTGTCTTTCTAATTGTTCCTTCACAGCATCTAAACTAGCACTGGTTAATCGTCTAACTGTTACTAACTTAAATTTGCTGACTGTGGTAGAAGTCCCTCTTGTTCTAGTTTGAGATTCAGTGCGAGACCTCTCTTTAGGATTAAGATGATAATCTTTACCATCTCTAGCCTTAGCAGTAATTTTACCTGTTATATCTTGTTTTACGGTATTTGACATATTTAACTAGTAGGATATGGAAGCGAAGGAACTTGAATAAAAGGTTTAGTATATCGAGCAATACCTTTAGTTATACGTACACCTGTCATATAACCTTTTATAAAGCCAATATTTTGTCCCATTATGATAGAGGAAGATAAACCGACATTCTTAACTTTATCTACTAACTCGCCATCATAGTAAAGATAAGTATATCGATGTCTATTCACCATAGCAATATGATGCCAAGAAAGAATCTCTACGTCCTCAATAATAGCGGGTGTGGCATAAGAAGTGTCTCTATATAATCTAATGCTACTTTCTTCTAAGAAATAATTAAGTTGAGGGTAATTACTTCCATCTTTTAATAAACCAGTTACAATCAAACTACTAACGGGATTTATAGCATTATTAATAATAACTGTATTATTTGTAGGTAATGTAGTATTAGTTACATTTTTTAGATTAGATATATCTCCGACTTCAATATATTTATCAGCAGTTAATCGATTATTATAACTAGTGAGTTTATTTACAAAATTATTATCGGTACTTACATCAACTCTATACGCTTCACTACTTTTATCTTTATCCCATTCAAGAATAAAACCATTTACTCCGACAAATCTAATAGGTTTAATAGAAGGTGTTAAACCAGGAGTTAGACTTTGAATTAAAGTACTATTACTAGAACCTATATTTTTATTTTTAAATCCTGGTACGAACTTAGTAAAATTACTATTAGTAGCAATATCTACAACATAGGCTAAACTAGTTGGTACTGAAGTCCAACTTAGATTAAATGCTCTATCTTGTATGTTACTAGCTGGATTTAACACAGGTCTATTTAATCTAAAAGAAGACTTAGAGCTTACATAAGCAAATAATTCAATTGTATATTCATTATTAACAGGTAATGCTTGACCTGTTATGTTTAACGAAGAATAACCATCAAAATATAATGATTTAGTTAAACCTGCTGGACTAGAATCACTAGACACTACAGTATTAAAATTGTCTATAGTACTATTAAAACTAGATAAATCTTCAATTATGTTAGTAGTTGGTTGTAACAATAAAGTAACATTAGACCAATAAGGGTCAGGTACATAAACAGGGACTATAGCATTTCTATTTAATACGTTAGACGCTATATTAAAATTACCTGCTAAATCAACTATTTTATTAGCATTAACTGCTATAGAAAATGTACCTGTAGTAGTCGCTGTACAACTAACTCGATATTTATTATCTTGAGGATATTTGTATAAATTAGAAACAGTGCAATTATTAGTAGTAATAGAATCTAATGTAAAGGATACTACTTGTTCAGATAATTCAATATCAACATCTAATTGATGTGCATCATTATTAGTTTCATTAGTATTTACAATGACTGATACAGGAGCATTATCAATAACTACAAAAGATGCATCTGTAGTTGATGTGAATAGTTTTTCCGGTATACCATTCTGTAAAGGTACTTTAATTTCAAATGGTAACTGACCATCTATGGCAGAATCAACAAGCCACTCAGCTCGATATTGATTATACTCTAACTTTGTGACACTTACTACTATATTATTAATTTTAACTATAGGTGCCACAGTTAGATTAGCAATAGCTGAAAAATTCAGTATGACTTTATCACCATTTCTCGCAACTATATTACTACTGTTATTACTATAGATACTTACATAGTTCAATAGTTCCGCTTCTTCTGTAATATTAGGGCTTACTGGATAAGGAGGATAAGGGACATTAATAGAATAAGCAGTGTATAATGCCTTACCATAAGTAATACGTAAATTAGATAGTAAATAAGGTACATCTGTTACTGAAACAGGAAAGTAACCTAGATTAAAAATACCTTTAGTAATATCAAATAAGTTACTACTAGTTATAATACCTACTCTCTTACCATTTAGATAGAATCGATATATATTACCTTTCTTAGTTAAAGCAAAATGAGGGAATTTATCTTGTACAGATATTCCCGGTGCTTCCCATAACTCATAGTTTGTTGTTTCTCTATCCTTCCATATAATTGAAGAAAATAAGTCAGCATTTTGAGTAGGACTTCTACTTACAATTAATCTTCCTTGATTAGCAGTAATAGCTAAACCAGAGCCATTCTGAATAGAAAATATATGCGCCTTTTTACTAGTCCCAGCTAATGTGGAATTAATACGTAAAAAGAATTCTATAGTCCAATCTTTAGCTGTGTCAGGGGTTACAATACCAGATAAGGCATTATAATTTGTTAATGTAAAACCAGATTGTTCATCAATTGCGCTAATACTTAGTACGGAGCTTTCTCCGAAAGTAGGTTCAGTAGTTGAGTATAAAGTATTATTTGGTATTATTTCATTTAATTGAATATTAGAAGGACTTACATCATTATACCCACTTAATATATCAAGTGGTAACTGTACGATAGGGAAATAAGAAGCAAATATACGAGTTAATGTATTGCTTTCTTTTGAGGTAAGTAAGGCAGTAGTTGTCCCTGTAGCTTCCAGTGCTTTAACAATAACTACACCTTTATTAAGCGGTTTAATCTCTAGTTGATAGGTGCTAGTTAGTTCATCTAATAAAACATACTTAACCACAATAGCGTTACTTAAACCTATATTATTTAAATTAAAACTGAATATAGGAGAAGAGAATCTAAGAGTGACTAGAAAATTACCTATAACATACGGATTAGTACCACTAGTTAAAATAGCTTCTGGTCTGGCTTTGTTTATATTATATAGTTCACCTTCAACACTTAATTCACCAATATAATTAGATATAAAGGTAGATACCCCTGCGTACTTTACAGTCTTTCTATCATTGAAATTAAGTTGTAGTGTGCCATTACCTGAACCTACATCAACAACTACATCATATTGATAAATACTTATTTTAGTTATGGATGTTATAGAAGCACTAGAAATACCTTGTAATTGAGTTAATGAGAAATCCCCTATTAGTAAATTATCAATATCTTGATTAACATAAACAGACCATTTAATACTTTGGTTAGATGTATTTATATTATTAGTACTTCTAAATAAACCAATCACCCTTGCCCTAGAAGGAGGTAACGCAGTAGAACTTAAAGGTAAAGGTTGCAAACTATGTAAATATTCGATATCATTACTAGCAGCAATATTATATCTAGCAGCATTAGTTAATTTAACACCAGAAATACCTAAATTAAATTTTACTAATGGTTGTGTATATAGATAAGTATTATCATCTTGTAATACATAATAAGCATACTTACCTTGAATGCCTGCATTATCACCACCTATTTCCATCTTCAAATCAGTAGAAGAAAATAAAGGAGGTACAGGTATAGTTCTATGTAATACACCATTAATTAAAATATGTAAATTACCGTTAATTTTTTGTATGGCTAAATGATAACGTTTATTATCAAATCCACCTTTTAGTAAAGTAGTGTCAGGTTCAATATCATTATTAGATGTACTAAATTGCCCCGCAAATTTAATTTCATCATTAGGTAATGTAACTAGTGGAACGTTGGCTAGTATTTGATTTTGTTCTGATGTTAATTCAAGCCAGTTTTCTCCATCTGTTGAATATCTAGAGTAAAAATACGTACCTCTGACTGACTCTGAGTTACCTCCTCCATAGGCTTTAACTATAGCCATGTCGATATCTAACATCTTATTATTAAGACTATCAGTTAATCGAATTAAGGGTATAACTTCGCTATAATTATTGCCTCTTATTGAATCTAATTGTAGTTTATTAAATAACAAATCTAAGAATGTAAGAGAACCTATAGCATTATATTGATAATTAGCAGCACCTTCTACTTGCGTCTCCAGTATGTTTAAAGGTAAATCATTTACATAAGGAACTAAATAAAATTCCAGACACCAACTATTACCTAAAGAAGCAGGGATAGTCTTAGTACTATATGTTTTTGATTGAGTTAACGCAAGACAATGCTCTGCTATTCTAGGAATAGTTTTTAGTAGGTTACTATCTGTAAAGTGAGCACCATTAGGGGAGTAATCATAATAATCATAAGTACAAGGAATATTAAACAATACAGAACTGTACTGACTATCAATTTTATTATTCTGAGGATATACTGGGTGAGGTAATATACCCGTATAAAAAGAACTAGTATATCTAGCTGCTTTTGTTAAACGAATATTACTTAAACCACCAGAAAAAGATGTCTCAATCTTTGTGCTATATCTAATAAAATCAGAGCCATTAGTTTTATAAGTATTACCAATTACTAGTACTTTAGATTTATCTTGTGTCGGCAATAATAAATTTTTATTAAAAGAATACGTATTAGTAATCGTATTATTTATAAAAGTAGTAAGTACGTTATCTTTTCTAACTATTGTGCAGTGATACCAAGTATCAGCCAATATATTTTGTTTTATAGAGTAACTAGTGCCATTAGCGTGAAATAGTAAATCATCGTCTTGTACAAATAAACCATAACCTTTGGAATCAGTATTAAATGCTAAGTAATTACTTGTACCAACATTATTTGGAGTAATAAGGTCATTATCAAAATAACCCGTATTTACACATTGACCTGCCGATACAATAGACTGTAATCTCCAAGGAAGATTTATAGCATCAACATAAAAACTAACTTCTAATGTAAAATCAGAAGTACCTAGTTCGTGACCTGGATTTCCTTGTGGGATTATTTCTATATAAGAGGCTTTAGCAGTGCTCAATACTTCATTATTTATATCTGATATCTTTTGATTTCTTGCGGATAAATTAGAGATATAAGCAAAAGAATCTACATCAATATTACCTACTGTAGGTATAATCGGAAAAGATGTATTACCATTAATTATCGACCGTAAATAGCCTGATTCGGAAGTGTCAGAGCCTTCCATATAACGAGTAAAATATTGATACTTTGAATAATCTTTATAGAACGGTAAACCTTTAGAATTAGATTCAACATCTAACCTAAGTAATAAAATTACATCATTCCAATAAGGGTCAATTACAGAATTATTAGAAGTACTGCTAGCTAGTAAGTACTTAATCAGAGAGTCTTTATTCATTTACTTATTTGATTAACCGATATTCTTTTGCAGTAACATACCACGTTTCTTGACAACACCAGCACCATCTTTAGTTATAGTTAATAATATTAAATCATTTAAACCATTACCACTTAATGTAGGAGAAGTACCACCAGGAAACAATATACTTGAATCAAATAATACAGTACCTGTATTCTGTCTTAACTCAATCACAATAGCATAATTACTATTATTTGTAATACCTGTTGCTATAGTGTTTATTATTGTATCATCTCCATCATCCACAGGAGTATTAATAATTAAATAATCTTTTCCGATACTTAATAAGTTAATTATATATGTTTGACTATTTGCTATGGTTACTGTATTAGTATCAATATTTTCATCAAGTAAGGTTGTTATCGATGAGTCTAATTTTGAATAACCTATACTAGCATCTAATATTACTGCGGTATTTGCCAACCATCTACCTGTAGCAGGATTAGTAGAAGGAGCTACTACATCAGAACCATTAGCAGTCAAAGTACTTAAACTATTATATGTATAAATTCTATTAACAGATGCTACTTGAACAGATTGTTGGTCTTTTATTAACGTTGTAGGTATTGCTTGTAAGCTAGCTATATTCGTTACACCTTCAGCCCATGTAAGTATTTCATCTACCGTAGTATATGTATTTAATCTAGGATACATACTAATAAATGAACCTGGAAGAATAGTGTTACCTATACCTAGCTCTGGTAAAACTTCAATAACAAAAGAACTATCAACAGGTAAGTCTTTATCTAAAGTAATATTAGTACCCGGATAAGTAACTACGGAATTTATATACTGAATACCCGTGGTATCTAATGTATTAGTAAGATGGTCAAAATAACCTAATACTTTTATCTTATAACTGATGCTTAAACTTCTATCAGAAAGATAAACGTTTAAATCTAGTTCACCCGACTCAAGTGCATTCGAACCAGTGTTTTTAATAAAATATTTTATTGGTACTTCAATAGAATTTGAGGAAGGTAACGAAATACTAGTAAAGTCATCAGATGTAACTTGATACAGTTCTTTGTCATAATTTGTGTCTACTTCGGTCAAGGAATTACTTTCTACTAATAACCATTGAGAGTTAGCAGTACCTTGTATGACTGTGAGATTATCAGGAATTAAAAAACTATTTATACGATATTCATACGTATTATTTAAACTTGTTATACGTAGTCTAAATCCTTCAGGTAATACTGAAGTAGGTAATAAAGCAGGTGTAGCAATAATTCTACTACCATTTAATACATATTGATTTGAGATGATTACATTACTAATTATAGTGGGAGTAATATCATCATCAGAATATAAGTCTTGTCGATAAATAACAGAGGATGTTGAATAATTATTAGTTGTACTCATAGTAATAATCATCTCTCTCCAATCTTCATAAATAAATTTAGAGAAATTAGTAGCGTTAATAATTAAATTACTAGCACCTCCTATAACTAATGACAAGGAAGGGGAAGGTAAATTCCATCCTACTCTATTTCTAGCTTTTATCCAGAAGTAATAAGTAGTACCACTACCATTCATTGCACCTGTATCGGTTGTTATAGAAGGAGTTGGTAAGCTAGCTCTACCTCCAGCATAATAAGTTCTGAGCATATTTATATCACTACTTAACGAGTATTTCCTTTAATTATTCTCTGCTCCCTAGTAATAGGTACATTGAATGTCTGTTTCTTGTATGTAATTACGTGTTTACTTCCTGTAGTAATTATAACAGGCCGAAGTCTATCAAATGCATCTTTTAGATTCTTAAAAGAAGTATCAGTATTTATTGTAATCATTTTCTTTATTGTTTATAGTGTATCTAACCATCTACCAAATCCAGCAGGTATGTCTTCTTTAGGTGTACCATACTTACCTTTAACTGCGACAGTAACTTGAGCACTTGTAGATTCTTTGCCATTCCCTGCAATATCTTTAATCTGAACTGTTTTAGAGCCAATAAAGAAATAAGCTAATAAACCACATTCTACTTCAATTGGTTGAGGAAAACCTAAATTATCAGCGAATTGAATAGTCTGATTACATCCTTTTACTACCCATGTAGCATTTGTACCAGGTATAGGGATAATACCATTCAAACTAGGTTTTAAATCTCCAGCTAAATAATGTAAAGTAACACTTGTGCTAGAAGAATTTAAAGTATCCATTATAAGTTGAAACTGTGCCCCAGACAAGGCTTCCCCTAAACTTTCAGCACCACCAACACTACATGAACTTTTTACATCTGTATATAAACTATCATTTGAACTGGTTATAAATGTGACAGTATTTGGATAAGGATTACTTTTACTATCATCCTGTATTTCCTCAAAAACAGGTTTACGAATAGTAGCTCCTGGAGGTCTACCATCAGCAATTACAAACGTAGTAGTAGTTATATGATTTTTAAAACTATGGTCTTGTGCGACCCTAGATGTTTGTAGACTAGAGTATTGGTCTTCTCTAGTATCTAAAGTAGAAGGAGATTGTGCTAGAACAGAACTAGGTGAGACCTTTGGTAAAGGGGTATCAACTAATCCATAATCAGGTACAGATGTATATGGTTTATCTTGATATACAGTACCAGATGAATCAACTTGACTAGCGATACTACTAACAACTGTTCTAGCATTTGTATAGCTATTAAATAAATCACCTAACTTACTTTTAGTGTTTTTAGATGGTAGAACACTATATTTAATATGCTCAAACTCCTCACTACCACTTACAATACTAACTGGGTTAGTTCCATAGTAGTTACGTTTATAAGGGTCATAATCGGGATTTCCTGATAGACCCACTGACATTTTTAATCGACTTCTAGCAACTAACATTAACTCAGGACTCCAGTTAGCATCAGGAAATACAACAGCGACTGTATCTACTTCCCCTGTACCAGAATACTCTGCGATATTTGATTTAGGTATATATTCTACTTGCCAATCAACATTATCAACATCTTTATAGTATTCACTATATGTCTCAACACCGTAATCTACCTGTTCCCATATAGGTATCTTTCTATATAAATATTTCTCAATATTAATCTTCGCATAATATAACATCCAATAATATTGTTGTTTAGCTAAAATACTACTACTTTGTAAAGTAGCACCTAAAGCTACCAAAGTACTTAACCCTAACCAACTCTGAATGCTACCTTCAGTCCAATTCTGAGCATCTTCCTGTGCAAATCTACGTAACTCCCATCCTTGAGTCAATTCCCTAATTAATACTTCTGTGTTATTAGCTGCAATATCCCCAGATGTAATTAACGTACAAGGAGTTAACGTACCATCAGCATTTTTAAGCAAAGGAGATATATTAACTTGGACATTCTCGTAAATATATTCCTTTTCTTTTACAGAAATAAGTCTCCATATAATACTATTAGAAAAGTTAGCGTCATCAGGATAACCAAATTTACCAGATTTAATAGCACCTAATACTTCTTGATAAGCATTACCACTCTCTGCTACATTAGCGCTCATTAATCTAATAACATTATCACTTTGTACATTGGGTCTATTCGGGTCAGCAACTAATTCAATAGCAGCATGAGCATAACCAAAAGTAGCTTCAATCTCTATCTCTGGTTGATTATAAGTATATTTAGTTATCTTACAGGTTTTAGTTTCACCGGAGTTATCAAACATAATTGATAAATCTCTAGGATATTTAGTACCATCAGCAGTTTGAGGAGGAGGTATATGTGGATTATAGTTTCCCTCATAGATAAGGTAGGACTCATTCTTTAGTTTTTTATATCGTTTAGTTTTTAAATCTTGTTCCTTATTTTCATTATTTTGTTTATTCCAAGATAGTGGACTATCTCTAAATGAAGGTGTAGAACCATAACCAATTGTATAGTTTCTAACTATAGCTGCATCAATTGAATTACCTATACCTAAAGCGACAAAACTTAAAGTATCCCCTCTGAATTTATAAATTAATTGTCGAGGTTCTAACTTAGGGTCTATAAAGTCCTTTAATGTAGCAGTTTCTTCTGGCCCTGGAGTCTTGGATACTTCTACTAGAAAACCTGGTGACTCAATAACTCCAGCAGGTTTCAGACCTCTGGCATAACCAATCAGAGCACCAATAGGGTATAAGTAGGCATCTTTATTTTTTCTGGTGCTAGAGCCTTTATTATTATCAACAAAGTTCTTAAGGAGAAAAGGAAATTCAAGTAATTTTTTAACTACATGTACAAAACTATAAGTGATTTTATCTTGTATATTATCAACAATAATAGGGGATTTTTCTATGCTGATACTTTCCAGTACAAATGTAAAACCACCATAAACTAAAACTTCCCCTATCGGACGTGTTTTTAAAGAAGAACCATATTCAACTAATGTGAGTTTAGGGTAGTCATTTAAAGATTCACTTAAACTCACTAAACCATTAGTAGCTAACGGTTTGGATAATGCGTAATTAGTTCCCATATATATCTCCTAATAAGTAAACATACTCATCTGTTTGAGAGTAACTATGACTTAAATTATCTAAATTTACTACTTGACTATACATCTGTGTACCGTATCTAATATAACCTGTAATATATTTACCTGGTATAGGTTTATTAAATCTACGTATAGGATAAGGTTCAGTAGTAATTAATAAATTATGTAAGATTTGATATGCTGCATCTGATATATAAACTGACCAATCAACAATAATTGATTTATTAGTTAAATCACCTAATGTAGTCAAATAAGCTATATCGATACTACTTACTTGATTACCATCTTTAAGGTATAAAGTACTAGATGGTAATGATAGTAAATGAACTACAGATGCTACTGATTTTAAATCCATTAATTCTAATTGAATTACAATATTTCCTGTAGCTTGTAATAAATAAAAACTTAAAACTTTAAAAGAATTAAATATATCAAAAGGAGCTATTAACCCATTTTCTTTTAAGTTATTTATATCAACAGAGTTAATATTGCCAGGTAATACTCTTAAAGCATATTTACTAGTTTTATAGACCTGTAATGGACTTCTAGGACTAACAGTTACTTTAAGTAGTTGCTGTGTGATGTTTGACCATGCGTTTAGGTCAGTATATCCCTGATTATTTTTATATGTAGGTACTACTGTATCAGTATTTTGATACACAGGGACGTTATTAATTAATGAATTTATTTGTAACATTACTAACCTATGGACACGGAAGGAGTATTCAAATCTACTCCTGTAAATGCCCAGGTCATATATTTAGGAGTAGAACCAATGAGTATTATATTACCAGGTTGTACATCTAATAGAGTCCAAGTGCGACCTCTAAACGGAAATGTTATACTACCTGGCTTAGTTCTAGGATGTGGTAAAGGAGGAGTAACAATACCTTGTAGAGTAATAGTTATTGTTTCATAAGAATAACTACCACTAAGTAAATGATTACCTAGTGATAGATAAGTCGTAATACCATCAGCCGATAACTTACCAAAGGAAACACCATCATTCGGAATAGGAATGCCAAGTACTTTCTCGTATGCTAAGGCAATACCCATTTGATGTCTCCTTTAGAAATTAAGGTTAGATACTAGCAGTAGTCACATTCGTTAGGCAAGTAACCTGGAACGAAGAGAAGTTATTACTAGATGTACCGACTTTGATAGTACCACCATCTTGGTAGGAGAAAGGAACACAAGTAGCATCACGGTAAACAAATGCACCTTGACCACTTGGATTTTCAAGGTCAATATTACCAAGAGCTAGTTGTTCAGCATTCGCATCACAAATTGCTTGAATTTCTTGGGCCTTTTGTTCGTTAATACCTTTCAAATCAAAGGTATATGTTTTAAGCGAAATGTTTACGTTAATTACAAAGTCACCTGTGATTACAGGAGGTGAAGCAAGCTGCACTGAACCTTGAGAAATACCGTCAGGAGATACAGGAACTCCAAATACTTTTGTATATTTAATGGAAAGAGCCATAGTTATTGCCTTTTAATATAGTTTTATGATTATTTATATAGGTAATATAAATTACTACCTATATGTATCATACACTAAAAACCTTTTGCATAACTCAATACTTTTGTTGATAGTTTATTCATACCAGATTCAACCTGAGTACCAATACTTCTCTTTAGCTCTTGTTGTAACTGAGAATTATCTCCTTTACCATTAGTAGAGATTGTAATATTGATTGGAGATTGAATACTAACTCCACCCCCGCCACCTTTCCTGCCAACTGGTAAAGTATTACGTAATGAATTATCTACTACTAAATCAGGTCTACTTGGTTTAGGAATAGAAGTTTTACTACCGAGTGCTTTTAACTGAGCTTGAAAATCAGCATCTTGTAAAGACCCTACTTTTACATCTTGTCGTCTAAATCCTTTAACTTCTTTTTCTGTCTCACCTAGAGTACGAGTTAATAAGTCTATATTAGCTGGATTTAAATTACCACTAAAATTACTTAATTCACTTGATAGTAAGTTACGTTTTACTGATGCTTGTTTTGTTTCTAACTCTTGAGGTAAGAATGCGATTTTTTCATCTAATAATCCTTTTCTTTGATTAGCTTGGTCTCTACCTTCTTTTAATAATTGAGGTAAATTACCAAGTTGTTGTTTAATATCAGCAGAATTAGATGCACTAGCTCCTCCTCCTTGACTCACAGAAAGTAAATCACTTAGTAAAGCTGTCTGTGTTATCGCATTTTCATAGTTCTTTAATTCCAAATCTAATTGAGATTTTAATACTGTATTATCAATTATCTCTTTCTTAGCATCATTGACATTCTGAGCTTGTTTAGCTACAGCTTCATCTCTACCAGATTGAATATCAGTACGTTGCTGTAACTGTTTAGATACAGGATTATTCTTACCTAAGAAATCTAATAAAGATGACTGTAAACCAGTACCACTTTTATTATTTTCTACAGCATCTGCTCTTTTTCTATCTTCTAAATCTAATTTATCTTTGAATAGTTGAGCTTGTTTACCTAAACTTTCACCGAACTCTTCAGCTTTACTAGCTAATACACCTAACTTAGCATTGACTCCTTCAATTACTAACTTCTGTTTAAGATAAGATTTCTCTACTCCTCTTTGAACATCATCTTCTGATTTAGCTTTTCTTAAAGCATTTAAAGTAGAACTACCTGCACCATTTTGTTGTGCTATTGTAATACCTTTACTTAAAGTAGCTGACCTTGCATCTAATAATTTAGCTTGTTTCTGAAAGTCTAACTTAGCTTTATCTTGTCCTGTAGTAGCTTGTAGTTGAGAACCAATGGCTCCTATTTTACTGCCTACTGAACTATTAGCAAATAATTTAGAAGCAGTACCAGCTAAGGTAGAGAATGATGAAGCTAATGTCTCATTAATTTCAGTCAATCTTTGTCTACCAAAAGATTCTTTTTCTATAGCATTAGCAGAAGATTCAAACTCACTATTTATCTTAGCAAAAGCTCTAGAAGAATTAATAGACTCTACTTCAGCTCCTGCTTCTTGTTGCGCTTTAGGTAACTCGGCTCTTGCTTTATCTCCAACTGGCCCTGATTGGCTTGCTAAAGAAGATAAGGTACTAATTCGAGCATTAATTAACTCAATCTTTTTATTAGCTTCTAAATCAACATTAGCACCAGATAATTTATTTGATGATTCTTTAAGGGATAGAGCAGCAGCACTATTTTGTAGTAAAGTAGCTCCAGATAGTTGACTTAAATTATCAGCCAGTTCAATAGCTTGTTTAGCAGATTTTTCTCTAGCTGCATATTCCGAGTTAATACTAGCTACAGTTAAATCAATACTTGCTGCTAATTTATCAATAGCTGCTTTCTGTTTAATTTGTTCCTTGTCACCACTAGCTTCTTTTAAACCATCAACAGCAGTTTGATTAGCTGTCTGTGATTGAGTTTTTAATGTATTAACTGTTTTAGCATCTGCTCCTGTAGCAATTGCTTCTTTTAATGATGCTTCTGTATTCTTAGCATTCTCTTGTAATGCTTTAACTCTTTCATCAACTTTTCTAGAGTCTTTCTCAGCAGTAGAATCAATCTTCTCTGGCCTCTTTTGTAGTTTAAGTGCTTCAAGTTGTAGACTGGCACCTACAGCACTATCTCCAAATAAATCACTTTTACCAATTAATCCAGATAAAGACTCACTAAGTTGCTCTCCTTTTTTAATTAACTTATCTCTACTAGCAAATTCTGCATTGATAGATGCTATGTTTATTTCAAGTTGAGCATTAAGTTTAGCAGCAGCAGTAGCTTGTTTTACAAAGACTATATCTCCTGCCTTTTCTTTATTTGCGCCTGCGGATAGTTTTTCTGCATCAGTAGCTTGAGCAGAAAGGTTTGCGATAGTTTTATCATCAGCACCAGCAGCTTTTGCAGTATCTAAAGCAGACCTAGCATCAACAGCATTTTGTGCTAAATCTTTAACTTTTTGATTTATCTTAGATATTTCTTTGTCGCCTTCTTCTTGTGCTTTTTCTGGAGCATTTTTAGTTTGTAGACTCTGTAATGCTAATTGAGCACCTGCTACAGTATCACCAAATAAATCGCTTTGACCAGCAAGAGACTGTAGTGCATCTCCTAAGAGTTCACCACGTTTAATTAACTTCTCCCTTCCTGCGTACTCTAATTCAATCTTAGCTTCATTAAGAGCTATTCTTTGAGCCATAGAGCCTAACTTATCTTTTACTGATGCCATTGCTTTACTAAAAGCTAAATCAGATTGAGCTGTAATCTCGCCATCTTTAGCTTTATCAGTAGCTTTAGCATCATCTCTAGGCTGAACTCTAGCTACATCTTTATTTTTAGGTGTTTTATCTTCTCCGATAACACTACCTAAATCATTTTTCCGTTCACCTGCGACTTTAGCCTTAGCGGCAACTGCATCAAGTAATTTACCTTTTTCATCTATACTTTGTTTAGCATTTTTATCTACGGCAGCAGAATCTTGAGCACTCGATGATTTAATATCAGTAGTACTTTTTTTAAGTTCGTCATCTTTTTTATTAAAGATAGCATCTGCTTCTCTACCTTTAGCTGCAGTATCAAACTCTTTATCTAAAGATGCTTTAGAAATAGATTCTCTTAGTTTATCTTCATTAGCTTTTAAAGTACCATCAGCATTAAAAGTAGATTTTTGAAACTCTTCTTTAAGTTTACCTTTTACAATATCGTTTCCAGTAATAGAGTCTGTAAATCCATTTCCTCCTATTGTTTTTTGAGATAAAGCACCTGCTATTTTTTGTTGTTCTTCAGCACTAAATACCTTAGCTTTGTTTTGAGCCTCTTTTAATTTAGCTTGCTCATTAACTTTAATATTTTCCTGTTTCTTTTTAACTTCATCCGCACTTTGAGCAGTAAAAGAATCACGTTTTTCTTGTAAAGATTTAGCTAGATTAGGGTCTTTTAAATCAAAACCTTTTAATCCAGCATTAGCTTGACTATCTTGACGTTCTTCTCTTCTCTTTAATGAATCAACAATTTCTTGTTTCTTAATAACACCTTCTCTACCTTCAATAGAAAGTTGTTCTTTCTTAATCTCTAATTCTTGTTGAGCAGCTTGTACTTTAGCTTGAGCACCTGTTATAGCTAGACTACCAAACTTACTTTCTTGATTAAATAACCCTAATGTAGCTTGTTTAATACTAAGAATTTCTTGCTCTAAAGTTAATTGCTGCTTTCTTGCCCCTAATTCAGATGAAATTGCAGCTTCAATATTTAGAGAAGCACGTTTAGATTCTATCTCTTCAATTTGAGACATAATCTCTTTCTGGCGATTAAGAGTAGTTTCAGGTCTTTGCAGTTCCTCATTTAAGGCAGCAGTTTGTGCAGTAAGAGAACTTGTTTGCTTCTCTACCTTAGCTTTTGTAACTGTAGTTGCTTCACTTCCTAAACTTTGAGCAGTCTCTAACGCTGTAGTTTCTGTTTTTTCTACAGTCTGAGCACTTTGCACTTTAGCTGCAGAGAAGGATTTATTTTGGTCTGTTACTCTTTTTCTAAAAGCAGGGTTAGAAGCAATAAGTTTATCAAAGTTTTCTGCTCCTACTTCTTCGATTAGTTTATCTCTTAACGCTGATGCATTATCAGTATTAAACTCTAATTCAATATCAATAGTATCTAAAGTACCGCCAATCTTTTTAGTAATATCAGCAAACTGTTCAGAGTACTTTTTAGGGTCTCCAAATATATCCACATCCTTAGCATTTAACGTCTGACTTATCTCATCAATTTGAGCTTGTACTGCACTAGTAGTATTTTCCTGTAATTGAATTTGTAGAGGGATAGTAGTATCTACAGCTTTAAATTTTTCTATTTGTTGTTCTACTAACTTTCTCTGCAGAGCTGTATCTAAATTTTTCTTCTCAGCTTCTGCTATACCTTTTACAGTTTCAAGTTTCTGTCTTTGCGCTTCTAATTCTTCTACTTTATTACGTCCTCCATTCTTTTCAATTTCTTGAAGACGTAATTCTTCTTGAGCAACACGAGCAGTTAATACTCTTTGCTTTTCTTTAGTTTCATTTTTAAGAGCAGTTTCATCATCAGCAGTAAGAGTTATACCTCTAGTAATTTTATCTTCAGCACTCTTACCTTCTGTAGTAGTAGTACCAATCTTACCTGCTCTAGCTAACTCACTATTTTTAGCAATTTGAGTGTCTAATGCCTCATTAACTTTATCAATTTCAGGTAATGTTTGACTAGCTAGTAAAGTACTAGCACCTATTACATCATTCCATAATCCTTTACCACGTTCTAAACTTTCATTAAGAACATTCATAGTAAAACTAGTACTTTCAACATTAGGAGCAGTCTTATCAAATCCTTTAAGAATATCTCCTAACCCTTCGACACCTTTAATATCTTTAAGTGTCTCTGCCATTTCAGCAAGAGCAGGGTTAGCTCTCTTATCTAAAAACTTACCTAATGTATCTACCCATCCTGACAAAGCACTAACTGCTACAAAACCAATAGCAGCTCCAGCACCTAAGCCAAGCATAGTACCTGCTACTTGTTTAACCAAAGGAGCAGCAAAGTTAGCTGCTTTACCTACAGCACTAAAAGTACCACTACCTACCTTACCGATAGATGTAAAAGTTTTAGCTGTGCTTTGTTGGAAAGAAGTAACTGATGATTTAAATCCTTCTATTCCTTTTAACTTAGGAGCAGAAAAATCTAACTCTAATTGTTTTACATTAGAAGTAGTTTTAATAGGTTTACGATTTCTAGCACTTTTTACATTACTAGTATCAATTACATTTTTATCGGTAGGTACATCATCAAATTTAGATTTAGTATCCTTAACTGATTTAATTTCTTCTTTTGGTTTTTGTTTAGTATTTACAGGTTCAGTTTTACTTTCAAACTGCGAGGTATCAAATAAACTAGCTTGTTCTCCTGCAGGTTTCTGAGGAATTTTAGAAGCTGTATCTGCTTTACCTTGATTAATACCTTTATTAATCTCAGCACCAGCTTCTTTAGCTTTTACCTTTATCTTCTCAATAGTAGAAACCCATCGAGTGTATATATCAGCAAAGGCATCAAAACCTTTACGTTTAACTACATCCCATATTGTTTCACCTGACTTAGCTTCTTTCTTTAAACTATCACCAAGTTCTTTTATCTTTTTACCTATTACAGTAAATAAGACCAAAGGAGCAATAGAACTAAATGTAGTAGCTAGAAAACCACCGATACTTTTAACTTTCTCAACTAATCCGCTAAAGGTTCCTGTAAGTTTACCAATAGCCTCTGCACTGCCCGTAGCCAGACCTTTAAAAGATTGATTAGCATTCAGTACTTCATTGACTACACTATCGCTAAAACCACTTCCAAACTCTTCTACTTGTCTTTGAGAGGAATTCTGTGCTTGAGCAAATGCACCAGAGATAGTTTTAGTTCTACCTTCTGCTTCTTTACCCAGGTCAGACGTATCAACATTTTTAATACGGTCAGTGTATTCTCCAAAGGCTTTATCGCCTAATGAGATTAATAGTTGTACTGCTTCTGTTGCTTCTTTAGTTGAGAATAAACCTTGAATTTTAGCTACATCACCACCAGTAGCTTTCTTAATATCATTGATTATTCCTTTAATACCTTTCTCTTTAAGTGCAGAAGCATTAAGTTGAATAGGTTTACCCATTTCATCTCTAAAAGCAGCTAGAGCTTCATTAGCTTTAGGAGATGCGGTAGTTATTTCATTAAATAAGGCTTCTAATCGAGTAGCAGCTTCACCTGCACTTGCACCTTGAGTAGTTAAACCTGCTACAGATGCAGTAACTTCAGCAAAATCTACTCCTAACTGTTTAGACTGTACAGCTAACGAACCAATAACAGGAGTTAACTGGTCTAGTGTAATAAGACCAACTCTTGTTGTTTCAAATAATTGACTAGCTCTTAGACTAGCTTGGTCAGATTCATCACCTAATGCTCTAAGTGTTCTTACAACTGCATTAGTAGAACCTGCTAAGTCACCAAAACCTGCTTGTGATAAATCTACTGAGGACTTACCTACATCAGCATTAGCTTGTGGTGTAGTGAAACCTGCAGAAGCAATATCATATTGTGCATTTAATAGTTCAACAGAACCTAACGCATCATTAGTTGCTTTCTGTAACTTCCTCATGGAAGCGATATTTTTATCTAAAGCGTTAATACTTCTTTCACCAGAAGCAACTGTAACGGTAGATAATCTATAAGCAGCTTGTTCTACAGGTGCAAAGGCAGCTACTGCTTTACCAGAGAATTGCTCAAAGCCTCCAGCATCAAATACACTTCTTAAACCTAACTTGATACTATCTAAGGCAGTATTAGAAGTTTGTTCTAGATATTCAAAATTCTGAGCTAATTGATTAGTACCAAGAATAGCTTCTTCAAATCTTAATGTACGACTAACACCAGATAAATCTTTAAATGATTTATAGGCTTTATCGCCAATACTAGCGAGAGTACTTAAAGTAGAAGCTACCCCAGCAAAACCTAAAAAGGTAGCAATAGTACCACCAGCTATACTACCAACAGCCGCAAAACTTTTAGTAAATTTAAGTGCTGCGCTATCAGCGCTTTTAAGATTAGTAGATAAATCAGCAATACCTCGAATTGCTTTGCTACTACCTTTAGTTAGGTCACGTAAGTTACTACCTAATTCAAGTGTGGTTTTATCCAGTGAGGTTAAATCACTTTTTAAATCTTTTACAAAATTAACCATTGGTCTCTAACTCTTCGGTAAGTTGCTTAATAGCTGGTTCATCTCCTAATCTCTCTGTCTGTGTTTTTATACCCCATAAGTTATATTTAGAAGGTAAGAATTGCCATGTCATAGTATCATAAGCTATTTTATCAAGGAATGAATTAAAATCATCGTTTTTTCTACTTTGTAGTTTATCACCAGGATTGACTTTACCACTAGTAGAAATCTCTAATAAATCTCTACATTCCCAATAATCTAATTTTTGATATAACTGATACCCTGTCTCAGGAAATGCTGATATCAATGTATACAACATCACAGCATTTCCTGGAAAATCTTCTTCAAATAAGATAGGATAATTTAACTCAGTTAGCTTTTTCTTTTTTCTTCTTCTTTTGCTTTCTGTTCCACATGTTTCTGCAACATGGTCAGATACGGGAAAAAATGCAATTGACTCACTAAACTAGCAGTTGTGACATTATCTAGTTCTCTGCTATCTTCATTTAATGAACCATTAAAGAATAGAAGAATGAGTTGTTCCCAATTATCTTCAATTGTAGTAAAGTCTAGATACTCAATAGGGTCTTTAGTAGAAACTATTGGAAGCAAATTACACATAGATAAGAGATTGGCTCTAACAGATTCATCAGTAATAAATTCACCGATATAACCATTTGACCGTACATATCGTTCAAGTAATTCATCTTGTAGATTAAGTAATGTATCTAAATTCTCTAGAGTGCAACGTTTAATTTGAACAGTAGAGCCATTATCTAGCATTACTTTCAAAGTCTTATACATTGGTTTAGTTGGTTTTGTCATCTTTCTCTCTTAATGTTTTTTCAAATTTTTTATAACCAGGATAAATATCAGTATCTAATAAGTTCATACTAATATCACCATCTTGAAATCCAAACTTACCTTTATATCCGTAAGTATCTAACATATCTTCTAATTTAACTAGTTCACTGAAACTAACAACTTCAATATTATAGTAAGGAGTTAGCAAGAAAAATGTTAATTGGAATCTATAATCCAACGTTAGAATAGAATCAAAATAACTACCAAATCGAATTTCTATCTCATTTTTAGTATTTTGTGATTCATTTTCCATTGTGGCTTCTAAAGAAAGAGGAAAGGGATATACAAAATCCTCTTCTTCGATAGTCCTTACAAATAAATTAGATATACTTTTATACTCTTTATTGAATAATCGTAACATCTATGTTATCCAGTAGCTTTTGTATCTAAATAAACACTTCCAGTATTAGCTCTATAGCCATAACCTAAGTGTCTCTTCCTAGATTGCTCTATTATATCATTGAATCTTAACGTAGTAATCTCCTTACTTTTACATTCCTTAATTAAATCTAAGAATATAGCACAGGCCCATCTATCTCTATAAGAAGAGATACTATATCTAGCTCCAATCAAATCATAATATCCTTGATAGATAACTTGAGAGCTATAATCTCCCTCAGAATCTACAAAGCGACTACATTTTAACACAGTAATACAATGACTATATTTATCTCCGTATAGCCCTACTCGATATGGTTGTGCTTTGGGTTTAGGTAATTCTTTAGGAGGAATGTATAATCGAAATGATTTTAATGGTTCGACTTTAGGTAAAGGCATTTCAGTTTCATTACTATCTAATTTCCATAAATGGTCTAAACATAAATGATAATCATAATGAATATCTTTACTATATTTAGGCGGAGCATGAGGAGTCATTATATAAGTAGACACTGCTCTAGGAGTACGTCTGTCTACTTTTTTTAATAAACCTGTAATAGTTTTTTCTAGTGTAAGTACTGTAAAAGGAGCTAAATTTAATTTATCTTCTCTCCACCATACTAATTGTCTAACCCAATCTAATATATCAATTAATATGTGATTAATCTGCATGACTTACACCTGACCTTTTTTATACTCATCCTCTAATTGTTGTAATTCTATTGTCTCTGCATCTACTTCAGCACTTCTATCCTTTCTATCTTTACTGCTTTTCATCATACTTCCTGCACCTACTACTGTAATAAGTGTAGGTACTGCTGCATCAAGATAACGCTGTGCTGCTTTATCTTTCATCTCTGATGGTAATGAATCAAAGGCCCACATTGCACCACCAACAACTAAAACCATTTGTAATAATTCTTTCAACTTACCATAAGTATCATTGATGAATTGAGTAGAAGTTAGCTTATTCTTTTTCATTTGAATAAGAACAGCAGTATTACTATCCGCAACTTTTTTAAGTAAAGCTCTATCAGTCTCACTAAGATTATCTATATCAGGCACTGTTACTAAAGGGGTAACAGTAGTAACTACTTCGGATTCCATATATGTATACTAAAAGACTATCGAAATTATAACATCTCGACAGTCTCTCATTCTATTTGATATAGATTTAAGTACTTATACTCGTGGCACTCTAGCGTCTAGCAAGAACTCATCAGCATCCAAGGTAATATTACCTAGGTTTAGATAAGTAAATCCGCTATAGTTAGTATAACCAAGACCGTTTGGTGTACCAGCAACATCTAGACCTTTATTCTTAGAACCAGCAACTTCAAGTGTCACAACACCTGTCGATGCATTACCTTTAGGTGTAATTCTTAGAGTAGATACAAGAGCTTCAGTAGCTCCAGGAACAACAGTAATACCTCCTGCGATAGACCCAGTAGTTACTGCTACACTAATATCAATCTGATTAGCATCAGCTACTACAGGATGAGTCGAAGGACGAACAGCAGTCACTCTAACTCTAGATGTAGAACCAATTGTAACAATTGCAGTAGCTGTAGCTGATTCAGTCATATAAATCAATCTTCGAGCATAATCAATCTTATCCACTTTAGTAGTATTAGGCAAAGTAGTACCACTAAATAAAGAGAAAGTATCCCCAGCTTTAATACCTAATGTTGTAGAGTCATAAGCATTCGAATACATCGCAATATTCGAACCTTCAGTAACAGCAATATCTGTCAAATTAGTAGTCACAGGAGTTGCGAATGCTAAACCAGTAGGTAACGTAATAACATCCCCTACTCGTACCTCATCAAATGCACCAGCCACGTTAGCTTTAAGTTTTGTCTCAGTTACTACGGCAGTAATACCTGTTAAAGGAATGGGAGGGGATACGTAATTATCAATAGTAATAGGCAAGTAGTATGCGTCACCCACCAAAGAACTATTTCCTACAAGAATAGTTGCTGGGTAAGTTTCTACGTCTACTAACTTCCGTCTTTTAAAAGTAATGTTAGTCATATTTAAATATTTAGGTTATATAGTTCTATAGTTATCTATGTATTCATATTAACATAGTGATGCTGGAGCTGTGAAAATTGATACCCTGATAGTAGTGTATTTATAAACTACATTTTTAGGGTCAATAAAGTCTTCGTAATCTATACTCAATCCTGTACTCCAATCAATTTGAATTCTATCACTCTCTGATAAATTCTTAAGTATTCTACGAATTTCTTTACTGACAAAAGTAGAAACATCTCCTATCTTAGGTGCTTGTACAAAAGCAAGAGCATAAGATATTACAAAACGAGTACTAAGTATATCTGAATTAAGGTCTAACTCTTCTTCTGCGTCTTTATATACTTTAAGTACAGGAAAGTCTTGTAAAGGTATAAAGTTATCGTTAAAGGTACGAAGTGTTTTAACTATATTACCCCCTAATGCAACTTGAAATACTGTGTTCAAATCACAATATAAACGTTCCCCGATAAACTTACAATCAGGGTCTATGAAAGAAAAATTAGCTGGAAAGGAAGGAATAGGTATCATTAGGGAGTATAACCAGGTTTTGTAATTTTAGTGAATCCCATAGGTCTAGTACTAGTATCAAGAAATGCATCTTTTGTTGCTTTCTTCATTTCACTTGGTACTGTTTTTCGAAGATTCTCCATTAATAGTTTTTGTATTTCTTGACCAAGATTTTCCATAGTATTTAGAAGAAACTAATTTCCTCTGATTTAATATTATTACCTCTAGGTTTAGTACGAATATTATTTATAATATCTACTCCGCCTTCAAAGTCTTCCTCAAAGTCACCTGTAGTATAGAAACTAGGACTAACGTTACCATTTAACTTAAACAAATCAGTATCAGAAATTGAGTCACCATCAAAGTCATAACCAATATATTTTTTCAGAGTCTCTCCTGGTAGAATCATTGCCTTATTATTCATTTGTTGTCTATTTTCATCATTCTGTATAGAATTAGATGAATTAGTACTACCTGGTATAAATATACCAAATCCATCAAATAAACATTGAAGTTCATTCAATGCTTGTTGCCTAAGAACAGTGGCAAATGATTCTCCAGAATCAGGGGATTCTCCTTGAGAAGGAAAATAATGAACATATACATCAGAGACAATTAATTTCTCTATACTGCTGTTAAGAAAAGGATGATTACGTTTTAGTTCTAGTTCATATACCATACCAAGAAAACAATCTACAAAATCTTCGATACCTTCTCCTATCAATGTAATAAGGTCAGTACCTACTTGAGTACCTGTCATACCAGTTACTCCAGATGCCTGTAAATTAGTCACAACAGTTATTCTAGACGCTAACCGTTTTGATATATTTTCTAATTTTGCATATTTAAACATTATTCAAACATCCCTCTTGTATCTCGTATACTGTTCTTTATACCTGTACCTTCTCGTAACCAACCTCTAGTTTCTTTAGATGTGTCTAACACGTAAGCTCTATAAGTTTTACGTTGGTCTCCAAATCTTTTACGCACTAAATCTCTTTCTCGTAAATCTTGAAGTTCTCGATAATCCCCTAAACGCTCTCTCTTTAAATCAGCTAATTCTTGTTGAAGTTGTAAACGGTCTACAGGAGGTTTAACTGACATGCCTATACCAGGACTTGACTGAGGAGCCATATTCTGATAAGGAGATGCATTCGGCTGTATAGGGTCTTTATAGTAATTTGGATTTATGTCATTATCATAACTAGGGTTATTAGTATATGATTCTGGTATCGGAGAGAATGGTGCAAAAGAAGCAGTAGTCTGTTTCATATTTACCATATCTAACATATCAGTATTGACACGTCTAAATAATGAATTTGGCATAACTCCTACTCGTTTAGTTCCCATTGCACGTAAATTATTATTAAGTTCTCCCATAAAGGGGATTTTAGTTATCTTCGGTCTCATACCACCTGGAGCCTTACGTCTCCAAGCAGCATCTAATTTATTCAGATTTAGATTGTTTTGCATTAGAACTTCCTGTTTCGATTACTTCCATACCTAATGAAGTATTATCAACAGCTAACTTATATTCAAATAGAATATACCCTACATCTTCCCAGGATTTCGAAGTAAGTGGTACTCTCTTATCTAAATCTTGATAGTCAGTGAATGGGACTTCTTTACGTAATGCAATTACCTTTTGCGCTGTCTTCTTACCGACATAGGCTAATCCAATAATTTCAGTCTCTGTAGCTTTATTAATATCAACGGGTTTTATTTGATTTTCAGTAGGTTTAGTACGAATATCAATTAATTCAATAGCATCAGCATTCTTAACAGGTTCAAATTTAATATCTGTAATAACATTATCTGATGCTTTATGTTCTACAGGCACTTGAATATCTGTGCCGTTTACTTCAGTAATATAACTTCTACGACGTGCTTCTGCAACATCAAACGTACCATCATCATAAATACCCGGACGAATAATTACGCCATTACTTGTGATAAACCCGACATGTACTTTAAATTGTTTCATAATTTTGTTTTAACTGTGTTTTAACTTCGTTAACTTTATTTAATAAGTATAATTTTTATCTAATAAGCCAGTAGTTTTTAAACTATTTATTAGATGGTCAATATGTATAACATTAAGATTACATTCTTTTAAGCTATCTAATAATCCAACTAATCGAGGCGGGGTTAATGCGTAACTAAGAGTATGAATTAGATAACAAAAAGTTCTATATTCTGCTGTTAAGGTACGTTGTTTAATAGGCCAATCCATCAAACCTAATATAACTTGATACATTGTCCAAGCAGTAGAAGATATCTGAGTATTACTATGTTTTAGCAATTCATTAGATACTCCTGTCTTTTCAATATTATCCAATAGTAACTGCCAATTACCTGCTTGATAATAACCTACAATTAAATCTTCAATATCAGGTTGTATATCTACTATATCTATAATATCTAATCTAGACCCCTCATTATTATGTTGAAAATCCAGTGCAGTATTTTCTTCAATAAACTCTTCGTAAGCACCAGACGATAATGTAACTTTATATTTTTTCATGTATTTTATATTATAGTTGTTCTAATGATAACCCATAACCGTCTAACGTGTATCGTACAGGTAAATTAACTGTGTCTGCTACAGTTCTAATTACATCACAACTAGGTATCATAGCTCTAGATAAGTTATTATACTGTGGGATGTTTGCACTAGTAGTACTTACAACAAATGTATCATTTACATATAAGTCAACTTGTTGAAAATTCTGTTGAACAATCAACTGAAAATTATGCATTGTATTTATCGGAAGTAACAAAGGTGTAGAAGGTAGTACTATCGATGATATCGAATTATTAGCTACAAATATGCCAGCACCACTATTATTGTAATGAAAACCAATAGCTGCTGTATGAGCGAGAGAAGTAAATCTACTAAAATGTAAACCCATAAATAACGTTGTATTATTTACATGAGTTGCTAGAGGTGTAACACTTGATGGTTCATAACCAAATCTACCTACTATATTTATTTGCCATCTACCAGGTACTATTATTCTAGAGTTACCAGCGGCACGACTCCATTGAGAATTAATAGTAGTAGATAAAACCGCAATTCTTCCCCCTACTAAATAAGGGAAGACACTAGTAGCAGATGCGGCAATTTCAGTAGCCCCTGCGCCTAGATTTAAAGTATTTAAAAAGGTAGGGTTTATAAAATCCTCCTCCATTACTTTTTGTTTTTCAAGTCGTCTTAATAATTCAGATGCTGACCCGTAATAAGGGGTAGGTATTGATAATGTCATAATTTTATCCTTGTACTGTTGATAGAATACCACTACCTGATGTCTTTATAGCCCAGATAGAACCTGTATATAAATCACCTGATGTAAATTTAATAGAACCATTAACAGGTAATAATATACCATTAGCTGCTGTTAAAGTACTATTAAATCCAATCCAAATATTAGCATTACCTGTATTTTGAATTAGTAAATATTTACGGGTCGGGGCTACACCAAAAACAGCGACAGCCACTCCATTTGAAGGAATAGTAAAAGTACCAGGAGTTAGCACAGAAATTCTATTAACTGTATCATCTAGTCTTACAGCATTTGCGTTATCTGTAATCAATATAGTATCTAATACAGCTTTTGTTTGAGCAGTACTAGTAACGATATTATCTAACTTTAAATTTCTAGCTGTAGCTAATGTAAGTAAGGAATCTAACCGAGCAATTACAGTATTAATTGCTGTAATGATATTATCTAAACGATTAACTGTTAAGTTACCTAATTGAATTAAAACATCAGATTTCTGTATTTGAGCATTAGATAAGTCAACTACAGACAAAACAGCATTTCTAGTATCAATTAAGTTACTTTCCATATTAGAAAGTAATATATTAATATTATCTACATTAATATCAATAGTTTCTGTGCTGCTTTTTATCCTTTCAATATTACCCTCAATTCTAGGAATGTAATCTATTATATAAGTATTTACATTATTTAATAATGCATCTAGATTGCTAAGTACTTGTATCAGACCTTCTATATTAGCTAATGTAGCATTAGTTTGAGGTATATTTTGAACGTAGGATATAACTGATTGTAATGCTATATTAATTAAATCTAGCTTTGCGACTGTAAGAGGCCCATCTCCGCCACCACTTCCGGGTGAACTACTAGCGGTAGCTTGTTTAATATAAGCTCTAAGTTCAATTAATTTTTGAATTGAATTGAAGGTAATACCATCAGAAATAATCTTTGCATCTATTTCTGTAAGTATATTATTTAATACACTTGTGACTGTCATAGTTATATATTATATTTATTTATCGTTAGGTTTATTATATCTTATTACTAATAGTCATAGAAAAGACACCCAGATAAATCCAGGTGCCGAACACAGAGAGAGATGTTAAGGACATTGTTACATATCCTTAACTATCATACACTACTGAGATGACTTTAGTTTAATGCGTAGTTTGATTCATTGCACTTTAAAGAAATTGTAAGTTATAGCACAAAAAAAGCAGGCTCCGAAAAGCCCACTCTTATTGTGTTTCAATTTCTAACTTAGAAATTGAAGTCGGCCAAATTCATCGCTGTTTCTAGTAATGTATTCGATGTAACTTTACGACTCATACCCATCTTAGAGATAGCAGGAGCAGTGACAATCATCATCGAAGCTGTAGCGGAAATATCCAGAGGTGGCTCTTTCGATTTCTCGTAAGTACGTTGATAAATACCAGCTTTACCAGAATTCTCCAAAGTACCACCCAATACACGCTCAACGCATCCTTTTTTGAGGAATACAATACGAGTAGGGTCAAGGAAGCGAGTAGGGACATTATTCCCCGTGTTATCGCCATCCAATTCGAAATGGTCATCGACCGTTACGATAGGAGGAAGCATACGACGAGTCATGACCTCATTCAACTGTTCAAGAGATACAGTACCAGTCATGTTATATCCGACAGTCATCGAAGAAACTACAGCTTCTTTAGTCGATTTCTGACGTAATAGCGCATGAAGCAACTGCTCACTCATAGCAATCTCATCTGCACCAAAACCATTCGAGTACTTGTATGCATAATGCATGTCAATCAGGTCTTGCAAACCATCAGCGGTTGCAAATTCCGTCCATTGACGAGCACCTGTCAAAGCAGCAGGGAAGTGATTATAAGGAGAAGAGAGAGCTTTTGTCCAATCTAGGTCAATATCCAAACCAGTACGACTATCTACATAGCTCATTTTACCAGTTTGAAGAACTTGCCACGACAGATAATCTAGAAGATTAACGTGACCACGAACTAGTGAACCAATGGTACCAAAAATAAGTTCAGCAAGCGAATTATCTTGACCACTTTGAATCTTACCTTCACCAACACTAATGTTCTGAACGGAGATTCCTTTAGCCTTCGAGAATTCTTGAACTTCCTTCATCCGCCATTGAATATCCTCAGTCCATTCATGACGTAAAGCCGCCTTGAACAAACGAGTCGCAACTTGACTGAATTGCCCTTTCGATGTAGCTGGGTACTCTTGACCAGTAGCTACTAACGATGCAATTGGGTCAATTTGTTGCGTGATGTATGCTAACCAGTCACGACCATCCTTGGTCTTCATGGGCACATACTTGTCAAGGACTCGTGAACGCTCTTTCAATTTAGTAAGAGTGTTATCTACCACATAATCTGCGGTACGAGCTTGACGTTGCTCTTTGAGCCAACCTTCAATATACATTTAATAATTCTCCTTTATGCTACTGATTTATAGAAACGCTTGAAGATACGAAGATTCGCAAATCTACGCTTCAATTGAGCATCGATGTAAGGAAGATTTTGTTCGTAAACTCCATCTGCTTCAACGATTGGCGCAATATGCTCTTTAGGACTCAATGTAAGGTCAATTGGTAGATTATAGATTCCAAGGAACTCTTTAACCATCACACCAACTGGTACACTAACTGGTACATTGTATGCCGCATTAGCAAGCAGAGTAATAACTCTTTGACCGTTAGCAGCAATAGGCCCAACCGATGCAATAGTACCAAGAGGGATAATATTATCTCCCAAGAAACCAGCTTCAGTAGAGTTAATTGTTACAATAGTCGAACCATTACTAGCAGAGTAGTTAATTGCGTGACTATCATCCGATACAATTACCATAGTTCCTGAAGAACCTTTCTGTGTAACGGTGATACCTTGAGCAAGAAGAGCAGCACTATTAGCAGCAATGAATGCTGTAACCAATGCAGGAAAAGCAGCACCAGCAGATGTAACTGCGTATGTCGAATCACCAATCTTCAATGCAACTGTATCAGCAGCAGCAATGGCACCACTAAATGTTACTTCAGCATAACCACCAACTACGTGCAGTACATCTCCAGGTAGGAAATTCTGAGAAGTTCCTTTGAGTGTGACTGTAGGCAGAGTAGTTACTACTGCGGTCGCAGCTCTAGCGCGAGGCAAGAAACGAACTTTATCCCCGACAGCTACAAGGAACGAACCTTCAGGTACTGTTTTTTGACCATCAATATCAGCTTGCAAATCTGCTGCCTTGATACTGGCACCAAAGGGTGCTCTCATGGAGTTCAATCCATAAAGGATTGGTTTACCATTATCGTATTTTTTTACTGTTAAATACATGTTTTATATCCTCTTCTAAATTACGAATTGAAGATAGCGGCAAAATCATCTGCAACTACAGCAT